ATGATCACCGACACAAAGCTCAGGAAGGCGCTCGGCAAGAAAAGAGATGATATCGAGATTATTTCTGATTCGCACGGGCTCAACGCCAGAATCAGCCAGGCCGGAAAAATATCATTTTTCTATCGGTATCGCTGGGCCGGTAAAGCGGTAAAACTCAATGTTGGTGATTATCCTGCAATGAGTATCACCCAGGCAAGAGAGCGTCGCCAACAATTCAGAAACTGGTTAACTGAGGGACTGGATCCGCGAGAGCAGGTGAAGCTGGATAAGCAGACCCGACAGGAAGCGATGTCCGTTGCCGAAGCGTTCAATTACTGGATTGAAAGGCACTGTATCGCTAACGGGCTAGTTAAAGTCGATTACTATCGCCAGGTGTTTGAGAAACATATCGCCGAACCGATGAAGAATGTCAAAGTCGATAACACAGCGAAAATGCACTGGATCAACGTCTTCGATTCTATAGAAAGCAGGGTGATGGCTCATTACATGCTTTCGCTGTGCAAACGGGCGTTTAGGTTCTGCGTTAACAGAAGTGTGATCGCCTCAAACCCACTCGAGGGATTACTGCCATCTGATGTCGGGCAAAAGCCTAAAAAGAGAACTCGCAGGATGGACGATGACGATCTGCGCAAAATCTATCAGTGGTTGAAAAGCCATATGTCGATAGAGTCCGTTTTCCTGGTGAAATTTATTATGCTTACCGGATGCCGTACGGCTGAGATTCGACTTAGTGAGAGATCATGGTTTCGATTGGATGATAATGAGTGGGTCGTGCCTGCGGGCAGTTATAAAACTCGGGTACATATTAGAAGGGGACTCTCAGACGCCGCCGTTAACCTGGTCAGAAATCACCTCAAGAAAATAAACACCAATCACCTGGTGACTTCACAACGTAAAATTGATGGCGGGATCAAAGATTCGCCCGTTCATTCACCTGTGGCATCCAATTACGCCCGTTCTATTTGGAATGGAACAGGTATGGCAGAGTGGTCGCTTCATGATATGAGGCGGACGATAGCCACAAATCTCTCTGAGTTAGGTTGCCCGCCGCACGTAATTGAAAAGCTGCTCGGGCATCAGATGGTGGGGGTTATGGCGCATTACAACCTTCATGACTATATCGATGATCAGAAACACTGGCTCCGCGTTTGGCAGAGCCATCTTGAAGAGATCATCGGAGAGCCCTTCAGTTAATTTATCTTCTTTTTATCCTCCCACTCTTTGATTGACTCAGAGCGCCAGCGGTTAGGGTTGCCGGGCCAGTCAGGGGGTGGGAACGGGCATACGAAGCCCCGAGGCATTGTGTCTGCACTTTGCCATGACCAAAGGGTTTTGCGTGAAATTTTGTAGCGACTGGTCAGGTCTGACGTTACCAAAATATCATCCATAGCTCTCTCCAGTTGCCCGTTCGGGCCATTCAAAATCTTTTTCAACCAACCTGCCCGGGCAGGGAGCGGAGACGGCGCATGCCGGTCATCGCTGTGGCCACGTAGCTCGCCTTTCGGTTCACCACCTCCACCCAGACTTTCACGCCTTCAACCTTCACCGTATAAGTCTCTTTCATCTTGCTTCGCCCATAGTCGCCATATGTTTGCAAGTGAGCTGCCAGCGCGATGTCGCATGCTTGGCGAGCTAAAGGTGATTGCTTACTTCCTCGATTGATCAGTCGCATATAATCTCCTTGAGGGAGGGTTACCCCTCCCGGTTTCGTCAGGCCACGTATTCCGGTTTCATATCCGCCAGGGTGATGCTGAATTGATCGTGCAGTTCATCGCCTAAGTGACGCTTTGAAGATGCAAGCATGCGCTCGGCTTCAGCGAACCGTTCGGCTGCATGCGGCTCGTCGGGCTGGGGCAGGGATTTAATAGCCTCCTCAACCTTGTTGCGTGCATCCACTAGGTAATAACGCTTTACGGCTTTGTTTTTCAGCTCGGTGAATAGTGCGGATCCCAGCGTAGCTTTCGCCGTTTCAATGTCGGCACGCAGCGATTTGGCGCTATCCACGTCCTGAGCAGATTCGATGCGTTCGCGGAAATCATCGGCAAGAGAGTCGACATTTACCGACGATTCCTGTGCGCTTTGCGTGGTTGTGACGGTGTCACCTGAGATATCAGCCAGGCTAACGCGTTGCGGCGTTGGGTTGATCTCTTTTTCTGTGCGCTGTTCAATCTCATCAGGGGTGTACACACCAAGAACAACTGCAGGGCAATACAGGCGCGCCCAGTATTTGAGTGCCAGATAAGCGATCTGCTGTTTCGGGTTTGATACCCAAAGTGGAGAATTACGTGTGATTACGCTGGAGAGGAAAACAGGCTCTCCCCAGGTGATATCACTTTCACCGCGAATAACGGCACCTACCCGTACCGACAGTCCTTGTTCATCAGCACTTTCCCAACCGCGTACCATTTCTTTCTTGTCGTACGTCCCGCCACCTTTCGCAGGCTTTTTAACGGTTATCTCGCGGCTGCTGGCACATTTCGACCAGTCGCCCTCGTACTCATAGTGAAAGCGGCCAACGATGGCGTTTGAGCTGGAGATTACCGCATTAACCAGTTGCGCTTCGTATCCCAGGACACCGTTAACCAGGTGCGTCTTTTGCGCCACGGCGTAAGGGTTCATACCCCACTGCATCGCCTGCATGATGATGGCCATGCAGTCTGCCGGATTGCCGCGGAGGTGCTCAGGCACCGTTACGGCTGCCTGTGCCATCAACCCGGCGACAGACTGAAGCTGGGTTAAAGCCTGCACGTTGAAAATGGCATTGCTGGCTGAGATCGTGTTTGGAGTCTGCTGTTCAGCGGTTACGATATTCGTGTTTTCCATCATCATTCCCCTTATGCCTGAGTACGCAGCGCTTCAAGGCGGCGCAGGTCGAAGTCGTTCAGTTCGTCGGTGTAGTCAGCAGTGATTGGCGCTGGCCATTCACCTGTGTCGAATCCGGTTGCGATATTGCGCATCGCTTTGCGGTACTCGAGCATACCCAGCTCCAGTAGTTCAGCGGATGCCTCGATGATGGCGATCCAGTGGTAGTTCTCGTCTTTGTTGACGAAAATCCAGAAGAACTGATCCAGCGCTGCGGTTTCGCAGTACATAGCCGCGCTCAGGTGATAATCACGTTCAATAATTTCCCGGTGTAGCCTGGCGCGCAGGCTTTCCTGCTTAACATTCCACATGCTGATGGTTTTCAGGTCTGCACCTATACGCACGCCATCCAGGTCGATCTCAAGGTCAGGGCGCACACGAACTTCCAAGCCCGTCTCCTCGTCAAAACCAAAGTAGCTCACCTCAACGGCTCGGCTAGGGTGGGTCAGCAGCATGCCGGCGGTCGGGTGCGAGAGCAGTGCTGACTGAATTGCCTGCGCGGTGGCAAGTTGCTGGTGGGTAACCAGCACTTTCCCTTCCGGGTTGTTGCGCCAAGCATCGAGCAGCTCGTCGGCGAACACTGCATCTGGTTTGACTGCCTTCACGGCCTGAATCAGATCGGCCTTCGTGCCAGAGACTTTCAGCGGTTGCAGCTTCTGAGCTTCCTGCGCGACCAGGTCAGGATTGATAATCGCAAGTTGTTCGAGTAGTACGTCGCGGCTGCCGCTGGTTTTAATCTGCGCTGGCAGGGTGGCGTTGTACTCTTTGATGCACGCCTTCATTGCTGTTGCTGTCTTCTTCTGATCTGCATCGATACGTTGGAATTCAGCTGGCAGCGCCATATAGTTCTGCGCCGTTTCATCCAGGCTAGCGCCCAGCGGCACCAGCGCTGGCAGGGTGGCGTTGTATTCATCCAGCAAAGCTTTGATATCGTCTGCGCTCAGTTGCGCTGGCAGGCTGGCGTTGTACTCATCAATAAACGCGCGGATCGTTGCCGTGGTGGTAAATGCACCTTCCGGAATTACGGGTTCAACGCTAAATTCTTCATCGAGCTGTTCTGGCTGCAACGCCAGCGCATGCACCAAGTTGCCCATGTCCAGCACCGCTGAGCGCTCTTTGACGATGGTTTTCTCTACGTGGCGCGCATTGAAGTACATCAGCGAAACGCGCGCATCTTTCACCTGGGTTGAGCTGATGCCGTTGGCGGCGTGGTAAACCTCGTTTGGCAGCCCTTCATAGCGGCCTGGCTCGAAATAAGCGGGATAAACAACAGCTGGTTCGTCAGATTGCGCTTCTGGCTCGGTTTGTGCTGCAACTGGTTCGGTTTGGCTTACAGAATCGCTATTTTTGGCGACAGAATCCGTATTCTGGTCTACATCGTCCTTCTGGCTGGTATCTGACTCTTCACCAGACTCCAGACTGCTTTCGCCTGGCTGTACTTCATCACCAGCTTGTTTTTCATCACTGACAGTTTCTTGAACCTGCACATTGCTGGTGGTCTCCGTAGCCTTTTTCGTGCCATGAGTTGCTGAGTTCTGCAGCAAAGCCGTAACGTCGAATATTCCGTTGCCGACATTTTTAACCAGTTCTTGTTCGACTTTCTGCGGTTGTGCTGCCGCTTCCTCTGCGCGGCGGCGTGCTCCTTCTTCACGCACGCGTTGCAGGTTCTCTTCGTGAGTGCAGAAGGATTTGCGCGGAGACTCCTTACCTTCAGGTTGGGGAATTTCCTGTGCTGCGGGTTCAGCCTCATGCAACGGCAATAACTCGACCGCGGAATTGAACGCGGCTGTCATGGTCTGGTTAACAAATTCCAGGTGAGCGACAGGAGTTAAATGAATATTTTCCGGTGCGATACGTACCAGGTTAAAAATAGCCGTGCGGTTAACACCCAGAACGCCTGGCTGATTGCGCAGGATGTTGCTCCATGATTTCCATGGTTCTTCTTTTTTGGTCACGATTTCTTTAGCGCGACGAAGAATGCTGCCCGGGATCTCGAAGTGGTTGAAGTCCATAGGCAGAAGGGCACACGCAATCTCTAAATCGAGAGTGTCCAGTGTGTGGTGTGCGTCAGGTCCACGGTCAGTGACGTAACCGCCGTCGGCATTAGTGCCGGAATCAGTACGCTGCACACTACTGATGCGATTACCGGCGGCCCATTCACGCGCCAGGATGCCACGGTCAATGTAATCAGTCGCCGCCCACATTCTGGTGAAACGGAGTACCAGCGCGAGTTCGTGACGCTTGTCCTGGCTGAACACTTTGCGAATGGCATCGGTGTAGCGCCACAGGTCTTTGGTGTCGTAACCCTTCACTTCCGGGCAGTTCTCAGCAGCTAACAGCAAGTTCTGGACGTAACTGTTATCAGTGTCCATCTCCAGCGCGCCGATAGCTTCGTACTCTTCGTGGGTTACGTGGTGGCGCAGTTCGTCGGCGGTGAACTGGGAAAGCAGTTGCTTACGAAACGGCATCTGCACTACCGGGTAGAGGGTTGAGTCGTCGTCGTGTTCGTCCAGCGTGATGCCAGCGGTTTCTGGCAGCGTTGACTCAGTAGTTATGTGACTATCAACGGTCTGAGCCGTTTTCTCGTCAGAGTTTTCAGCTGTGACTTTTGGCAGCCAGGTGCGGTCATCGTTCTGCAGTTCGTAGCGTTCGCACCAGGTGTAATCCACTGCGCCTTCTTCCGGCAGGTCGTCATATACCGGGAAATCGGTGCGGATTGGTTTGGCATAATCTTTACCGCGGCCAGTTTCTTCAATTCCGGCTTCTTCCAGTGCCACATCGAGTTGGAGATTGGCGCGCGCTACACTTTTCGCAGTGAACCAAATCACTGCATCTTTCTTGCCAGACTTCTGACTGGCTTTTATCAGATGGAAAAATTCCATGTGAGATCCTCTTTTTTGGGTGTTAGAATCCCCGGACCATTGATAGCGCCCATTGGGTTAACTTTGGTTTTAATGTTGTTTCCGGTGTAACTTTGGTCGGTACCACCGGACGTAGATCCCGCCTTGCGCGGGTTTTACGTTAGCCTTCGTGAGCCATCTGGTCGTGCGAAGCGCAACGTTTGGAGCAATACTCTTTTTCTTTGCGCGCCAGCTGTGAGCCGTTGCGATAGAGAAGGGTGCTCTTGATTACTTCCTCCGTTTTAACCGGCTTGCCGCAATATCCGCATTTCTTGTCTAACATGACATCCTCCGCTAGTGGCTGAGTCCATGCCCCAGACCGTTCAGATAAACTTCAACCAGCAAATCCTTGGTGTAAGTCATTTCTACGCCGCGATGCAGATACAAACGTCCGCGAGCGTTAGCTGATGCCGTCCAGGTTGAGTCTTTGTGTTTGACGAGCATCCCCGGCTGAACTGCGCCGCGGTTTACTGTCTGTGTACCGTAGTGCTGATGAACCATGATGTTCTCCAGTTTTTCTGAGTGAACTTCGCTGGTGGTGCCGCGGCGCTGATCTTCACGGTTGAGCGTTTTAACTCTGCAATTCACCACCGCGAAGCTCACTTCTGTGTTTGCCCTTGTCGCCAGGCTGGCGGAACGTTTGAACTTGATGCGCTTAGTGTTTCGCGATGGGATGATAATGTACTATAAGTTCATTGAAGTAAAGTACCAATAGTACATTTAAGTGGTGTGGCAAGTTCATAAACGCATAACAATATGAACTTTAAGATTATTTATTTTTTTCTCTAGTCTTGCTATGCTCAAAAAAACACCAAACAGGGTATTGCTATGGGCTTAGGTATGGATATGTCACGTGATGAATTGCTGGAAGATCGCGCAGCTTTCATAGCTGGTGAGATTGGTGGGGCGGTTGTTGAGTTGATAATCGACGGTGTGGTGATTGACTGTGAGGCTATTGTCGATCGACTGGAAGCGAAGCGAAAAACCGTGGGCAATATGATTCACAAAGGTGTATTGCGGGATGCGGCGGAGTTCGTGAGGAAAGGGCAATAAAAACCCGGCGCGGTGGCCGGGCTGTGGCATTTAGGAATCAAGGTCAGGCAGCATGATTTTCTCAATCAACGTCAATGCCCTTTGGTCTCGTTCAGCAAAATATTTAGGAGCGTACTGAGGCAGCCACACTTCGTTGAAGTGCTGTTTGAAATCTGCAAGATATTCGTTTGGGTATAGACGTACCGGGAATGTCCGGCCATCTGGGTACTCATGGTTATATGTTGGGAATGTCTTCGGCTCAATACCCCGGTTGTCACGGAGCCATTGCGAGAAAACCCTACCTTCTGAAATATCAGGAACCATTTTTTCAGGCAGCGTATATCCGGCTTGTTCAAGTGGCGCAACCAAGTTAAACGTCAGTTCATTAAGCATAGAAAAGTGCGTATGAGGAGCCCTGCCTCGGTTTGTCATATACCGCTTAAGGTGGATAGGGAGTTCGGCAGGCGCTCTTTAGCCTGACATCCACTCACGCACCCATCTCGATACTTGCACTGCAAATTTTGGAGATAGCCACTGAGCTAAATTAATTGCGATGTCTGGATGAACCCAAGTCCCTTGATTCTCTGCTCTTCCGCCTTTAAATGATTGAATTAACTCCGATATGGGAATCCCCATATCGCGTGATAATTCATCAAAAAAATCTTGTGTTGTTTTTAGTCGTGTATAGTCGGCAAGTAGCTTCCCTGCAGACTTGCACATTGATGTGGCATTGATGTATCCGTCTTTGGTGCGAAGATGGATGACTTCTCCATCAACTTCTCTGGCGATTAACGCAAGTTGAAACTGTGTCATAAATCATCCTATTGCTGTGAAAAATAAAAATAATCACCCAAACGTATCATCTGGCCACTGTTAGTTTGCTAACCATGCTTCCTGTAGGTCTGCGGCATGCTGCCGATCACCTTTCCGAAGACGAAAATCTTGTTCATCTCTTCCTTCTCAATTGGCTCCCACGGGCGATAGGTCTGGTTGTCTGAGATTACCAGTAGTTTGTCTTTCATCTTCTGAAGTCGCTTAACATGAGCTGTTTCGTCGTACAGGAAAGCGTAAATTCCATCACCATCAAAGTGTTGGATGCTGATATCGACAAAAAGCAGATCACCCGGCTCTATCGTGCCAGACATGCTGTCTCCGCGGACGTTGATGATGCGGATTTGTTCCTGCTTTCGTCCGTTGAACATTTGGCGCGCATCTTCAACTGAGTATTCCACAGAGCGAAGCACCTCCACGAACTCGCTATTGATCACGCCCGGGCCTGCACTGACAGATACATTGAGCACATCTATGCGAAATATTTCTGTCGATTTCTGCAAGCGTCCCTCAGATATTCCATCAACCTCGCTGTCACCTAACAGGTAAGTTGAAGTTGTACCAATACTCGCAGCAAGCTCTTGCAGCTTCCCGCGTCTTGGAATTGATTCCCCGTTAAACCATTTGCTTACGGCCTTTGGTGTCAACTTCATCTTTTTGGCTATCTCAGCCTGACGACCATGAACCGGCAAACCAGCTTTATCGCAGGCCAGCGCTAGCCTATGGGAAAAGTCTTTTCGCGCTTTTTCTTCCTGAACCATAGGTTCAATCATAATATCTCTTGCGTGAACTATCAGTTCCGACATAATATGTACTTACAGTTCATATTGAGGGTTAAAAAATGCAACCAACAAGCCTTGGCGAAATCATCAAATTGATTCGCGTACCCGTGGTGGCCAAAGCATGCGAGCGGACTCCGCGAGCAATTTACAAGTGGATCAATAGTGGGTGCTTGCCACGTACTGATTACACCGGTGAGACAGCTTATGCATCGAAAATTGCTGAGGCCTCAGGTGGTCGCTTTACCACCACCCAAATTCTTGAAATCAGCAAACCAAAAGTAGCCTGACCGGCGCTTTAACCACGAAAGGGAAAGCACTATGCAATCACTTACGTTTTACCAGGATACAGGAGTACCGCAACAAGCGGTGATAAATCGCGCTCAAACCTATAAGGGGCCGTGTCACGAAGATATTCGAAATGCCGTTCGTTCATGGGCGGGTGTAGATGGTCAGGATGTCGTTTCTGCTCTGATCGTCGAAGAGTACCGGGCGCAGGGTGGTTATGACATCACTTTCCCTGACGATCTCTGCCGAAAGCGGCAGAAGCTTTTCCGCTTCCTGGATAACCATTTCAACAGCGAACGGTACCGTGAGAACGTTCGCCAGCTGACTCCGGCAATCCTGGCGGTCCTGCCGATTGAATACCGCAACCGTCTGCTACCAGAAGACAACGTTATGGCCCGCCTGGCTCGGCTGGAGAAAGAAACCAGCGAAGCGAAGATTGCCGTCGCAATGGATGCGCCACGCCATCAAAAGCTGAAAGAGTTGAGCGAGGGGATCGTGGAGATGTATCGCGTTGACCCTGGGTTAACCGGTCCACTGATGGAGATGGTGCAGATGATGCTGGGGGCTATATGACCGGTTCAAAAATGGCGAAAGCCGCGGTGCGCGAACACCAACGGCTTTCAGGTGCAAAAACAGTGCGTAATTGCGGAGAACAGTATGTCAAACACCGCTGAAATAATCAATTTCCCAAATAAAACCGAACAACCGGGAGGTCGTATGGCCGACCTGTCGAACGGGTATACCAAGGTCGCTAACGAGATCCAACAGCTTAAGCCTCGCCTGAGACTGTCAGGCCGGGAATGGCAATGTTTTGAGGCGGTGATCTGGCTTACCTACGGCTGGAACAAGAAACAGGACCGCGTGACAAATACGGTTATTGCCGAGCTTACGGGCCTGAGCGATACGCATGTATCGGACGCGCTTAAGTCTCTCGCAGAACGCAAAATCATCTTTTCACAGAAGCAGGGCATGATGAAAATCGTCGGTGTAAACACTGACCTTTCAGCATGGATTTTAGACAAACCGGAAACGGGAAGAAAATTCCCGAAAACGGGAAAATCCTTCCCGAAATCAGGAATAACCTTCCCGAAAACGGTAGACACCCAATACAAGAACAAGAACAGTATTAAAAGATCTTCGTCCGAGAATTCTGACGAATCCTCTGACGCACGTCTGAAGAAATTTTTATCAACTCATCCTGAAGCTGCGGTCTACACACCATCCGGTGCGAAGTGGGGCTCTGCTGAAGACCTCGAGACAGCTAAGTGGATTTCCTCCAGGGTGAAGCTGATTAACCCAACCTGCAAAGCCCCGGACATGACCTCCTGGTCTAACACTGTTCGCCTGATGCGCCAGATAGACAACCGGTCGCACCAGGACATCTGCGCGCTGTATGACTGGGCTAGCAAACACCACTTCTGGCAGACCAACATCCTGAGTCCCGAAAGCCTGCGTAAGCAGTGGGACAAGCTGACAATGCAGCGTAACGCCGGAGGTGAGCAGCGCGCTGTCAAGCCAGATCTGGACTTCAACAACACTGACTGGGCCTATGGGGTGATCCGATGAAATCTCTTGCAGAGCAGATGCGTAACCACGACCGCGAGCAGATGAGCCGCATGGCCCATAACCTGCCAGAGCAGTACCAGGAGTGCGCGCCGGTCGAGCAGGTGGCGCAGGTATTCAACAAGCTGTTCAACGAGCTGCGCGCCGCGTTCCCGGCCAGCATGGCGAACTTCCGCACCCAGGAAGACCTGAACGAATTCCGCCGTCAGTGGCTGCTGGCGTTTCAGGAGAACGGGATCCACACCATGGCTCAGGTCGATGCCGGCATGCGCATTGCCCGCCGCCAGGAGCGCCCATTCCTGCCGTCGCCGGGCCAGTTCGTCGCCTGGTGCAAGCAGAGCGGCGGCGCGCTGGGCGTCAACGTTGACCAGGTGATCGCCGAATACTGGGACTGGCGTAACCGCTCGTTCGAATTCATCTCCAGCGAGCAATTTCCATGGTCGCAGCCGGTCATGTACCACATTTGCGTAGAATTGCGCCACCGCAGCACCGAGCGCCAGTTAACGCATGGTGAACTGGCACGCGAGGCAGGCGATCTGCTGGACATGTGGGAAAGGCGCGTCACCGAGGGTAAGCCAGTGCCGCCGGTACGCCGGGCTATTGCCGCACCAGCTGCCGAGCAAGGGCCGACGCCGATCCAGCTGCTGCTGGCCAAGTACAACCGCAACAAGTCGAACGGGATGGTGTGACATGAACATAACAATCCGTGAGCAGGTGCTGGCAGCCCTGCGCAACAACCCAGGGTTGAACAACGCCAAACTGGCAGGGCTTATCGGCATGGACACCAAAAAGATATCCGGAACGGTGAGCACGCTGCTGGCAGACGGCCTGATCCGCTGCGAAGGAAAATACGGCCAGCGCCTTTACAGCCTGACCAGCTACGGAATGCGCTTCGCCCCTGACACGATACCTGGCATGAAGCAGGGTAAGTCGAAGTTAATTCAGCGGACGGACACAAACGTGATCTGCCAGGAGTGCCGCAACAGCGCGGCGATGAGAAGGGTATTGATGGTTTGGGGGAGGGTAGGGGTATGAAAATCGAAGATATCAAAAACGTTGCGGTGTTCTTCAATATGAACGGCAAGACAGTAGCGTTACGAATGGATGCTGAGCAGAAGCGGATCGTCGCATTAATGGCGCTTAACACGGCTGATGCTCGGGCAGAACTGATTGAAGTGCCGCACATGACTTTACCAGCAGACCCAGCCATGGAGGAGGCCGCCCAATGAGCAACATCGACAAACGTGGATTACGGGAAGCAGAGGAGAAGGCGACGAAAGGCCGGTGGGCTGTTGAGTTCGACGATGAGATTTACTCCACTGACGGCGTGAACCATGAGCAAATAGCCATGGTATTCAGTGAAAACGAAGCGCGTGATGCTGCATTTATCGCCGCAGCCAACCCCGCCACCGTGCTGGCGCTGCTTGATGAGCTGGAAGCCGCAGAGAAGCGCATAGCAGAACTGGAGGCGCGTTCATTCAATCCAGCAATTCTGGATGTGGTAGCCGAACGTCAGCGGCAACAGTCGGTTGAAGGATGGACTCCTGAACATGACAACGCATATCAAAATAGCGAATTAGCAGATGCAGCGGCTTGTTACGCAATTCATGCGCACAACCAAGGTTTCTCCACTCCAGCACATTGGCCGTGGTCGCCTGATTGGTGGAAGCAATCAGGAGCACGCTGCGACTTGGTAAAAGCTGGCGCTCTTATTCTGGCAGAAATTGAACGCATTGACCGCGCCGCTGGCATTGGCGTGAAGGGGGAATGAGATGGCACTGACGAAAAAACAGCGTGCAGAACTGCGCATGAAGTTTGGCGGTCGCTGTGCTTATTGCGGCTGTGAACTTGGCGATAAGTGGCATGCAGACCATGTAGAAGCGGTACGAAGAAATATCAGCAACGGCTACGCAATGGACAGGCCAGAAAATGACACGGTCAGCAACATGGTTCCAGCATGCATTCCATGCAACTTGTTCAAAATGTGCAGCACAGTAGAAGACTTTCGCAGCCGCATAGCCACTCAGGTTGATGTAACTCGCCGTGCGTCAAGAAGTTACCGCACAGCGGAATCATTTGGCCTGGTTAAACAGACTAACGCACCAGTTGTGTTCTGGTTCGAGCGGTATCAAGAGGGGGATAACTTGTGACCAAAATATTCCTGAAGAATTATCCGCGCCAAAGCCGTGTTAAAGAGGCTCTATTTTTCCTTCTCTTTCTTATTTTAATGATTCCAATATCACCGATAGTCCTCATCTGGTTAGCAGGAGAACAGGCAGAAAAGATAGCTGAGTGGTATAGCTCCATCGTATGGGGGCCATTTAACAAACTGCACAACAAATTAAATCCGTACAGGGAGGACTAACCCATGACAACTAACAACCACCCGGCGCACGGTCCTGTATCACTCGATCGCCTGCACCAGATAAGCGAAATACTCAGCAACGCAGCAGCACAAAGCGACGGCGGTAATCTCGGCTACGCAATGGCTGATGCTGTGAAGGTGATTGATGAAGTGCTGGCGGCGCGCGCTGAAACCGTGAAGCTGCCGGCAGGGTACAACGTCCGACCTGGGCATCCAATTAACGAATCAGAGCGCGGCGTAATGATCCCCAAAGATAACGGCCAATGGCTTTCGCGTTTCGACGTTGAGCATGCCCTGCGAGTGGCGGGCGTCAGATTTAAGGAGGACTGATGGAACCTCAACTGGAATACGCCACGAAACGCATCGTCGAACTGGAAAACCTGCTGCTGGTGGATGTGACCGAAACCGTCTGGCCTGCTGAGGTGGGAATGGTATATAGCCAGATTGAAAGTGCCGGGGATCTCCCGGCGCATCACCAGCGCCGCCTGAAGCATCACATCAACCGTATGTGGCTGGAGAAAATGCCGGTACCAGCCATCGTAAACGCCGCCCAGTCACTGGCCACCGCTATGGAGAAATACGCGTGAGAGAAATCATCGTTGATAACTTTGCCGGCGGCGGCGGGGCGAGCACGGGCATTGAGCTGGCGATCGGTCGTAGTGTGGATATTGCGATTAACCACGACCCGAACGCTGTTGCGATGCACACTACGAACCACCCGGATACACTGCACTACTGCGAATCGGTGTTTGATGTCGATCCCATCGTAGCGACCGCTGGCCGCCCGGTGGGGCTGGCATGGTTTTCCCCTGATTGCCGTCACTTCTCAAAGGCTAAAGGTTCAAAGCCGGTAGAGAAAGAGATTCGTGGTTTGGCGTGGATTGTCATTCGCTGGGCGCTGGCGGTACGTCCCCGTGTGATGATGCTGGAGAACGTTGAAGAGTTCCGCACCTGGGGGCCGCTTATCGAATCTGCTGATGGTGGGTTACGTCCAAATCCCCTGCGTACTGGTGAGACCTTCGAGGCTTTCTGCGGCATGCTATCCGGTGGTATTCCTGCCGGTCATCCGGCGCTGGCGGAGTGCTGCGAGTTCCTGGGTATTACTGCCGACGGCGAACTGGCGCAGCAACTGGTGGCCGGGCTGGGTTACGCTGTTGATCATCGTGAGCTGCGCGCCTGCGACTTTGGCGCACCGACCATCAGGAAGCGTTTCTTCATGGTAATGCGTTGCGATGGTATGCCGGTGACCTGGCCGGACCCGACCCACGGCGACCCGAAATCTCCAGCTGTGCAGAGTGGAAAGTTGGCGCCATGGCGTACAGCTGCGGAGTGTATCGACTGGACCATTCCGGCACCGTCGATATTCGACCGCAAAAAGCCACTGGCTGAAAATACGCTCAAACGCATCGCTCGTGGCATCCAGCGGTTTGTGATCGAGAGCGCGTCGCCGTTCATCGTCAAGTGCAACCACACGACGACCAAAGGGAAATACGACTGTTTCCGTGGGCAGGCGCTGAGAGAGCCTCTGCAGACCATTACGAAAACCCACGGCTACGCGTTAGCCGTTCCACACCTGACAAAGTTCCGTACTGGCGCAACCGGGCAGCCCGTTACCGAACCTGTGCCCACTGTCACAGCTGGGACGTCGGTGCGCCCGGGCGGCAATGGTCATGCTCTTGGGTTGGTTGAGGCGGCGATCACTCCGTTCCTGGCTGGCAATGGGGGCAGTGAATATCAGGCGAAGCCGCGCCCACTAAATAAACCCGCTCACACTATTCTGAAGCAATCGCGCAGTTGCCTGGTGGCTCCGGTTATTGCCCGGCAGTTTGGTGCCAGTATCGGCCACCGGGCAGACGAACCGAGCGCAACTATCACCGCGGGCGGTGGCGGTAAATCACAGCTGGTGACGCCAACGCTGATTCAGATGGGTTATGGCGAACGTCCAGGGCAAGAGCCGCGTGTGCTGAAACTTGATAGCCCGCTTGGCACGGTCACCGCTGGCGGTAATAAATTTGCGGTTGCCGCTGCACATCTCATTAAACATTACGGCGGGAATTACCAGGGCGCCGGAGTGGGGATGGATGAGCCGATGCATTCTGTGACCACCGTCGATCACCATGCTGTGGTTGCTTCTCACCTGGTTAAATTGCGCGGAACCTGCCGGGATGGACAACGCACCGACGCGCCAATGCCGACTGTCACGGCTGGTGGCCTGCATGTAGGGAACGTTGAAACTCATCTTGCCGTAGATGAGTACGACGAAGAACGCGCGCAACAAACGCTGGCGTTCCTGCGCAAATACTGTGGTGAGGATTGTACCGGGTTGGTGGTGATCGATGGCGTGACGTATCGCATTGTTGATATTGGTATGCGCATGTTACAGCCGCGCGAACTGTACCGGGCGCAGGGCTTCCCGGACTGGTACATCATCGACCAGGACTACCGGGGCAAGAAGTACGCGAAGGATAAACAGGTTGCCCGCTGCGGTAACGCGGTGCCACCGCCGTTCGCTGAAGCGCTGGTGCGTGCTAATTTGCCGGAACTATGCCAATCGAAACAAATAGCGGCTTAGAGTCTGAGTTTCAGGGCAGGACGTAACAAATCCTGCTACTTCAATGACGTAGATTTAAACTTGATATAATTGGGCTCCAATCGACAAAGGAGCTATAAAATGCATCACTATATATTTCCACGCAATAACGGCATAACACTGATTAAAACTGAGGAATTTATTCCTCAAGGCTCAATTTACGATATAGATGGTGGAGACCATTTGTGTATGCATGTGACGCTTAAAGATGGTACTTACGGGTATCTTCTACCTGTAGGAACCGCCTACAATCATCAATGGGTCATTGGACAAATAAACGCTGTTCGCCCAAATCCACTGGCATTTGATATCAACTAGCCAGATATTGAGATGAATATTTGAAAACTACAAAACCGCTTCGGCGGTTTTTCTTTGTATAATCCTTCTCAAAGCATTGAGGGGGATTCATCATGTCTAGCCATAACATCGCAGCAAAATCAAAAGAAGAACAGGACAAGGTGAACGTTGACCTTGCTGCTTCTGGTGTGGCGTACAAAGAACGCCTAAACATGCCAGTTATCGCTGAGCAGGTGGCCCGCGAGCAGCCAGAGAATCTTCGCGAATACTTCATGGAGCGCGTTCGTTACTACCGCGAGCAGAGCCTGACGCTGCCGAAAGCATCCGATTCGCGTTATCTGGATATGGCTGCGCAGAATGAGAAGAAGTAATGGGCTGCCTCATTGTAAGCGGAATCAAGTTTTACGTTCTGGCAGAAGGTGACTCATATCCCGATCCGCATAATGATAATCGGTATGTCGGTGCATATGCCGTATTCCCGTTTGAGGGAAAGTGGGTTGCTCAGAAGTATTTCAGGGGAGGACGCTGGAGTGATATCACCGAACGCCGATTTAACACTGAAAACGAGGCATTCAACTTCACATACGAATACGCGTTTCTCCCGGAAAACCGCTACAAATATTAATCAGTTCAGCTAAAAGCAACATTTGATTTTCCATTATCAGCTGTACATAATGTCAGTGTCAGCCTGAACAACTGACAACTTGATGCGCCACGGAGAGTACCATGGCGCACGAACTACAACTCATTAAGCAATCATCAGGAATCCTGATCCCCGCTACGCCGGAGACCAGCGATATTCTGCAATCAAAAATCAAACTCGGCGCCGTGCTGGTAGCCGAATTTCGTCAGGTGAGGAATCCCGCATTCCATCGCCGTTTTTTTGCGCTCCTGAATCTCGGGTTTGAATACTGGGAACCTACTGGAGGGGCGATCTCCTCCAACGAGCGCAAACTGGTAACCGGCTACGCCAAATTCCTTGCCTCATTCGCGGGAAGTGAAGCTGCACTCCTGGATGCAGCTGAGCAATATCTGGAGCGTATCGCTGATAAGCGAGCCGGTAGCATTAGCATCTGCAAATCCTATGATGCTTATCGTGCATGGGTGATCATCGAGTCTGGTCACTACGACGCCATTCAGCTTCCCGACGGCACCCTTCGCAAACACCCCCGCAGCATTGCCTTCGCCAACATGGACGAAACCGAGTTCCAGCAGCTGTACAAAGCCGCGCTCGATGTTCTGTGGCGCTGGGTATTGTCCCGGGCATTCAAAGACCAGCGTGAAGCGGAAAACGCCGCATCGCAGCTCATGAGCTTTGCGGGGTGATGGCGATGAAATATTCCTGGTTCCACCATCACGAATGCACAACCGATCAGGCCGACGAGCTGGTGGAGAAATACCGGGCGCGCGGTGTAAAGACAGAGCGCAGCCTGAATCGCGACAACATCACCTGGACCGTCAGCGCGCAATTGCCGGAAGGCGATAACGCGCCTCGCCCGAGCCGGGTATGGCAAAGCAAGGCGTGGGGGTGAGCATGGCAAATTTACGCAAAGAGGCTCGTGGTCGTGATTGTCAGGTTCGAATTCCCGGCGTCTGCAACGGTAACCCGGAAACGTCTGTACTGGCGCACATTCGCCTGGCCGGGTTATGTGGCACCGGAATCAAACCGCCTGATCTGATTGCCACCATTGCATGCTCTGCCTGTCACGACGAGATCGACCGCCGTACACATTTTGTCGATGCTGAGTATGCTAAAGAATGCGCGCTGGAAGGTATGGCGAGAACGCAGGTTATCTGGCTGAAAGAGGGGGTAATCAAGGCGTGAATACTTACAACATCACATTGCCCTGGCCGCCGAGCAATAACCGCTACTACCGCCATAATCGCGGGCGCACGCACATCAGCGCAGAAGGGCAGGCATACCGCGATAACGTCGCCCGAATCATTAAAAACGCAATGCTGGATATCGGTCTGGCTATGCCTGTGAAAATCCGCATTGAGTGCCACATGCCGGATCGCCGTCGCCGTGACCTGGATAATCTGCAAAAGGCCGCTTTTGACGCACTCACCAAAGCAGGTTTCTGGCTGGACGATGCTCAGGTCGTTGATTATCGCGTTGTGAAGATGCCCGTTACCAAAGGTGGAAAGCTGGAACTGACAATCACCGGGCTGGAGGCCGTATGACATTTGAATCCTGTTTTTCCGATCACCTCCGCGTTCGCTGGCAGCGGCTTCGCTTATACCACTTTCCCGGCTCTGTGCTGACGGACTACCGAATACTGAAGAATTACGTGAAAACTTATGCTGGAGAAGCGCTATGAACCTCGAAAACACAGTGAAATACCACTTTGCAAAATCCACTCTGATTAGCGATTCTCCGCGTGCTACCGCCTCTGATTCACTGACTTGCACCGACATCATGGCGGCAATGGGCATGACTCAGGAACGCGCTGCCATGGGGTACAGTGCTTTCCTCGGCAAGATGGGTATAAGTAATAACGACCGGGAGCGGGCGATCGGACTGCTGGCTGAGTATGCGATGACCAAATGTGACAAGGTTGCCGCACTGCGTAAGTTGGATTCCGGGGTTAAGCCTAAGGTGATGCACCAGTTGGCCACCTTCGCTTTTGAAGATTACTCCCGCAGCGCTGCGAGCGTTAAGCAGTGTGATTGTTGCAGCGGGCAGGGATTTATTGAGGCCGACGTGTTCACAATGAAATCTCATTATTCAATGAGGATTCCTCAATGGGCGAAAGAGCTTGGTCAGTCACCGAGTGATTTCGAGGTTAAACGACAGGTTCGAGAGGTGGTTCGAGTGCTGTGCTCGAACTGCAAGGGGAAGAAGGTTGTCAGTTGTGCCTGCAATGATTGCCGGGGACGTGGGAAAGCCGTAGACCAGAAGGAAACGAAGAAACAGGGTGTGCCGGTTATGACTGACTGCAAGCGCTGCGGCGGGCGTGGATATGAACGCATTCCTTCAACTGAGGCCCACGCAGCTGTTTGCCAGATTACGGATGTAATCAGCCTGGATACGTGGAAGAAGTCCGTTAAACCGTTCTATGATCAGCTGATTACGAAATTCGATATTGAAGAGGCATGGGCAGAAAACCAACTGAAACAAATAACACGATAACGGCTATGGAAGTTAATTCCAGCTATTTACTTTTCCCGAATCTGTGTTAATTTTATCCCAACGATGGGTTAATGCCTTCGTTTCAAGCCCCGCGGATAACACCGTGGGGCTTTTGCGTTTCTGGAGGGTAAGAAAATGCACGGGTAGAACGGACAGACCGCAGTCGAAAGGCACTGCAGCAGTCATGATGCTGCCCCGAGTCGCGTAATGGCGAGCCTGTGTAGTGATGGGTAAGGGTTCATAGATCAAAATAAGCTCCGGTAAAGCAGCGTGAATGCCAGATACGCACCGGTTATCAGCGGCGATGACGCGACAGCACCTCAAGGGCATGAGCGTGGCCACTCCGGGAAGTGGCAAAGAATTTATAGCCTCGCTTATGCGGGGCTTTTCTATTTCAGGCCTCACGGGAATCATCCGCTACGTGCTTTGTTGATAAATCCAGCCCGTGAAGCCTGACCCTTTTCATACACACACAGCGCCATCCGAAGAATCGGAGGTGAGGCTATGACCAGAATGAGCACCATTTACAGCAGACTTTCATATGGAACAGGCACCACGCTGACCGGCTGCGGTGTATCAGCGAAGGCATATGCCGAAACAGCAAAAACAGCAAAAGAGGTGTCCTGGATGTTGGCCGACAGAATTGCAGGGTTAAGCCTGAGCGACTGGGCAATTATTGTCGGTATCGCATGCACGGTAATCACCTGTGCAGTGAACTGGTATTTCCGCTGGAAAGAACGGGAGGATCGGCGCAATGGCTATGTCTCTAAAGCTGAAGAATAAATTGAGCGCAGCGGTCGTTGGTTTGATTCTTGCCGGGGCTTCCGCACCCGTGATTCTCGATCAGTTTCTGGATGAGAAAGAGGGTAACAGCTTGACAGCATATCGCGACGGCGGCGGACTCTGGACCATTTGCCGTGGTGCAACAATGGTTGATGGCAAGCCAGTAGTACAGGGCATGAAGCTGTCAGCTGAGAAATGCGCCCAGGTAAACGCCATTGAACGCGACAAGGCGCTGGCGTGGGTTGACCGAAATATCAAAGTACCACTGACCGAACCACAGAAGGTGGGTATTGCATCCTTCTGCCCGTATAACATCGGCCCCGGTAAATGCTTCCCATCGACCTTCTATAAGCGCATCAACGCAGGTGACCGCATCGGTGCATGCGAGGCAATCCGCTGGTGGATTAAAGACGGTGGCCGTGATTGCCGTCTAACCAAAGGCCAGAAGAATGGCTGCTATGGTCAGGTTGAGCGACGGGACCAGGAAAGCGCGCTGGCGTGCTGGGGGTTAGACCAATGATCAGCGAGTCTGTTAAGACCTGGTGGAAAGCCGCCACGGTTTCAGCGCTTCTCATTGCCTCATTCGCCGCAGGTAGTGTGTGGACGGAACGAGCATGGGAAAAGAAATGGGCAGATCGTAATAGTGAGGAGTCCTCTCAGGCAGAGAACGCTCAAACGGTTGCCCGTATGATTGAACAAGGGCGTGTAATTGCTCGCGATGAGGCTGTTAAAAATGCACAAGAACAGGCTGCAAAAGCAGCTGCGAATGCTGCTGGTCTGTCTGCCACTGTTAGCCAGCTGCGCACCGAAGCAACAAAACTTGCCATCCACCTGGATGCCGCAAAGCACACCGCAGATCTTGCCGCTACCGTCCGAAGCAAAACAACCGACACCAACGCAGGATTGCTTGCCGACATGCTCGGAGATATTGCAGCAGAAGCTAAACGATATGCTGGAATCGCTGACGAACGCTACCGGGCAGGAATGACGTGTGAGCGCGTTTACGACTCGGTGAGAGAGTCAAATAACGGGATCTGGCAAAAAGCGGGGACGAATCCCCGCTAGCTGTTAGCCAACTTTGCGATAAGGGTAGCCAGCTTTTTTGATGTGGGCATCAAAATACTGGCCTTTTGACGACGCATTCATTAGTGCCGTGTACACGGTAGATGGAACCCGAGAGTATTGATAAATGCCACTGCTATGGAATGCAATTTCCAGCGTCGAAGTGGCCTGGTCATAACCTACTGATTGGAGATTTGAAGATGAAACAGGTTGACGAATCAAAGCAGTTTCCTCGTTTGAATGGGAAGAGTCCCGAGGAAATCGTAGAGCTATTCAAAAGTTATAACTTTGTCGATGATCATGGTCATCGACTGGATATGTGCCAGGACTTCAAAGATTTGGTTGAGCTTGCAAGCGATGCCTGATGGCGTTACCGAAGCAGAAAGAAAGCTAGCCTCGCATTAGCGGGGCTTTTTTACGACCAGAAGAAGCAGGAGAAGAAGTATGTTAACAGTAAAAGTAATGTCGCCTGGTGGCGGCGAAGAGATTCATTGCGGGTTGAGTGTAGGGTTCAATCCGGGGCAGCAGAGCATCGCGGTATCGGGAATGGACAAAAATGTATTCCTGAAACCTGGCGAGGTCGCCTACGTGATGAACCAGAACGGGAAGACGGTATCTCGTTACGAGCATAATGACCGCCAGTAGCCATTCCAAAGCTCACCTGCTGGTGGGCTTGATAATGGATATCCCCCTGAGCGGATAAATCAAAAATAACCCCTGCAACGGATAATGACGGAGCAACAGATGGCAAAAGCCAAATGGCACAGACTTCCGGCATTCACCATTCCGCTGTTTCAAAGTGCGCATGTCTACCTCGCAACAACCAGAGAACAGTTTCAGCACGCTGATAAATTCCTTGGTGGTAGCGGAGAGGAAAGGCCATTCAACTGTGGACTGGCAAACAACTATGAAAACACCGATACGGGAGAGCGAGTTTACCTGATTGGAGTATTCGATCAGCAGATATCAACTCTCGTTCACGAATGCGCTCACGTATGTTTTTACGTCTGCTCTGATGTGGGCGTAACGACCAAGCCGGAAGACGCAAACGAAACCTACTGCTATCTGCTCGACAGAATGTTTTCGGCATTTTTGCCGTATATAAAACAGGATTAACTCATGGTGAACGAAGACGAGCGCAGGCCACTTCCACCAGTTAATTTCATTGGCCCTGATAACTGGCAGCCCTACACCAGATTGATTCCCGCCAATGAAGTGCTTGACTGGATAAGCCATCAAATCCTCAGCGATAGCGGAAGCATCCATAACCCAGACCACGCCCATTTAATGGAAGCTGATTTGTGTTTTATGTGGGCTTCTGACTCATTCGCGAAGAAAGGGCGCTACGTTCTCGGACAGGCCGAACAGGTAATGCTCCGCGCAGGTGGTTGGCAGAAGGCCAGAATGGAACAGCAGATGTATGAATGGTTCGGACGCATCCCGAAGTTCATCATCACGCTGGCAGCCGACTACTGCTCACAATGCAGCGACCTTGAATTCTGCGCCCTGGTAGAGCATGAGCTTTACCACATTGCCCAGGCCACCGATGATTTCGGCGCACCTAAGTTCAACAAAGAGACCGGGCAACCGGTACTGACATTGCGCGGCCACGACGTCGAAGAATTTGTCGGTGTTGTGCGTAGATACGGGGCGAGCACTGAAGTGCAAGAACTGGTGGACGCAGCCAATCAACCTGCAGAGGTGGCAAAACTTAACATCGCCAGAGCGTGCGGGACGTGCATGCTGAGACTGGCGTGAATTTTTGACTGATTATGACAGGCGGTAAGCGATGGCTGCATTAAAGGGAGAGGTGAAAGCGTTTATCGTTCAATCGCTTGCATGCTTCGACACGCCGTCGCAAGTGGTCGATGCCGTCAAAAAAGAATTTGGCATCACGATCCCCCGTCAGCAGGTTGAATCTCACGACCCGACGAAAGCAAACGGCAAAGGTCTGGCGAAAAAATGGGTCGAGATGTTCAACGAAACCCGCGAGCGCTTCCAGACGGAAATTGCAGAAATCCCGATCGCTAATAAGGCTTATCGGCTTCGCGTACTGCAACGAATGTCTGTGACCGCAGAGAACATGAAAAACCTCGGCATGACAGCTCAGCTTCTCGAACAGGCAGCAAAAGAAGTTGGGGATGTCTACACCAACAAACAGAAGGTTGAGCAAAGCGTTGTTGCCACCCATAACGTTATGCCGGTCCCGTCCTGCGATAACGTCGACGACTGGGAAGCAGCAGCACAGAAACAGCAGAGCGAGGTTCTTGGTGGATGAATTACAAAGCCGTCTGGAAACCTTTGCCGGGATCGCAATCGCTCTCCCTGAGTTGCCCGTGTAACGAAATCCTCTACGAAGGTACGCGAGGCCCCGGTAAAACCGCCGCGCAACTGGCGCGCTTTCGTCGCCTGGTTGGTCTGGGCTATGGCTCGTTCTGGCGTGGCGTCATTTTCGATACCGAGTATAAAAACCTCACCGACATCATTACCCAGTCAAAGCGTATGTATCGCCTGTTTAATGACGGTGCACGCTATCTGGCGTCAGCATCTGAATTGCGCTGGGTATGGCCGACTGGCGAAGAGTTGCTGTTCCGCTTTGGGAAGGAAGAGGGGGATTACTGGGATTACCACGGTCAGGAGTTCCCGTTCATCGGCTTTAACGAGCTGACAAAGCAGCAGTCTGCTGAGTTCTACGAAATGATGTTCTCCTGCCGGCGCTCATCGTTCCGGCCGGAGAACTACCCGCTGGCTAACGGCGGTCTGTTGAAGCCAATCCCGCTCGAAACATTCAGCACGACCAACCCATTCGGTATCGGCCATACCTGGGTGAAGAAGCGTTTCATCGAACCTGCGCCGCGCGGCACCATCATTCGCGAAACACAAAAGGTGTTTAACCCTCAGACCGAGCGAGAAGAGGACGTGACGCTGACGCGAGTGGCTATTCATGGCTCGTTTAAAGAGAACCCGTACCTCGACCCGCAGTACATTGCAACGTTGATGGCGATTAAAGACCCGAACCGGCGAAAAGCATGGGTTGAGGGTTCATGGGATGTCACCAGCGGTGGTCGCTTTGACCATCTGTGGAATGCCTCGCATCACGTGATTAAGCCGTTCCGCATTCCCGATAGCTGGACGGTTGACCGCTCTCATGACTGGGGAGAATCGAAGCCGTTCTCCAACCTCTGGTGGGCGCGGGCTGACGGTACTGCCGCTGAGCTGCCTGATGGTCGCCAGTTCTGCCCGCCTGCCGGGTCGCTGATCCTCATTGGCGAGTGGTACGGCTGCCCGCCTGATGAGCTGAACAAAGGGCTGAATATGTCATCCACCAACGTTGCTAAGGGCGTGGCGTGGATTGATAAGCGTCTGGTGGGAGAGGAGCTTGCTGAGCCTGAGGAGATAAAACTCAACGGGGTGACGCAGGGGCAGCTGAACATCATGCCCGGTATCTGCAAGAAGGTTGTTCCCGGACCTGCTGACGGGGCTATCTACAACACCGGTGATGACGAATTATCTATTGCCCAGAAAATGGAATCCCAGGGCGTTAAATGGGTGCCATCCAACAAGAAGCCGGGTTCACGCGTGAACGGCGCGGCACTGTTTGCTGACATGCTGGAGGCCGTCATTGAGGGCAAGAAGCTGGAATCAGGTATGCCAGAGAAACCAGCATTCTACGTGTTTGACTACTGCCGGGGCTGGATTAGCCGTGTTCCGGTTCTCGTTCGCGACAGTAAGAACCCTGACGATGTAGACACACAGCAGGAAGATCACGATTGGGATGGCACGCGCTATGCCGTCCTACATTCACCGCCGAAGAAAGTCGGCAAAGTCACCAGCCTGAGGCTCTAAACCCATGCCTGATATTTCAACCCCCAATCTGGACTATGGGAACATGGTGCAGGCGTGGGACATCAACGACGCCCTGATGGGCGGCACGCTGTACATGCGCCAGCTTGGTGAGGCTTATCTGCCGCGCTGGCCAAAAGAGGACAAAGAGGATTACAAAAAGCGCCTGGCTGTGGCCACGCTTCTTCCTGCCTACGAAGAGACCATCAACCAGAACGTTGGCCGCGTATTCGCTGAGCCGATCCAACTGGGCGAGAACGTCCCGGATGCGCTGCGCGAGTTCTCGAAGAACGTTGACCTGGAAGGCAGTCGCCTCGATGTCTGGTCGCAGGCGTTCTTCAGCCTGGCAATGCAGTATGGCCTTTCGCACGCTCTGGTGGATTATCCCCGGGTGGACGCCGAAAAGGTGAAGACCAAGGCGGATGAAAAGGCTATCGGCGCGCGGCCGTACGTCACCATGCTAAATCCCCGTCAGGTGATCGGCTGGAAGTCAAAGATAACCGGCGGCAAGGTGGTGCTCACCGAACTGCGCATCAAAGAGGTGGTAGTCGAAGACGGCGATGATTTCGGGCAAACAAAGGTCGAGCAGATTCGACTGCTGACGCCCGGGCAGGTGCAGATTTACCGCAAGGCCACTGGTGCCGACGGCCAGGCGAACTGGACGCTGCACGAGGAATGGCAAACATCCCGCAGGGATATTACCCTGGTTACGCTCTACACCAAGCGCACTGGGTTTATGTGCGGTTCTCCGCCGCTGTTGAACATGGCGCTGTTGAATGTGAAGCACTGGCAGAGCCAGAGCGAGCAGGACAACATTCTGCACGTCGCGCGCGTCCCTCTGCTCACGGTATTCGGGCTAGAGGATGGGCAGGAACTGGTAATTGGCTCTTCGTCTGCAACTCAGTTCTCCGATCGACAGAAACAGGGATTGGAATATGTCGAGCATACTGGAACCTCAATTAGTGCCGGTAAAGAGTCGCTAACCGACCTGGTGGAGCAGATGCGCCAGGCAGGCGCGAAACTGCTGCGCACTGACAACACCTCAACCAAGTCTGTTGACCAGACCTCAGAAGAGAAGATGCAGGAGCAGTCACCGCTCTACACCATGGCAACCAGCCTAGAGGATGCGATCGACAATATCCTGCAGATTATGGCTGAGTACATCGGTGAATCCGAAGGTGGTAACGTCGATGTCCGCACCGAGCTGGATGTCGAGTCGAAAGAGTTCAATCCTCCTGCTGCACTGGCCATTCAGTCGCTACGTCAGGGCGGTGACCTTCGCCGCATAGATGCGATTAAAGCGCTGCAGAAGCTTAACCTGATTGATGCAGACGCAGACCCAGAAAAGGTCCTGGACGAGTTATTGGCTGAATCCTCCTCGCTGGATACCAGAACGATAGGCGAGGTGTGATATGGCACGCACCGTCAATGACCGCCTGCAGGACGAGACCATAGCGCATGGCCTTTATGTGACGCGCTACGGCACCGGCGTCGCCCGGCGCATGGTCGCGTTGCTGAATAGGATGGATGCTGACCTGGCCGCAAAACTGCTGGTGCTGCTGGACGGAAAGCGCGCTGATACCTATAGCGCCCGTCGTCTGGCATCGCTGCTGGCTGGCGTGCGCGACCTGAATCAGCAGGCCTATGAACCGGTTAATGCTGCGCTGACGCGCGAACTGACGCGCTACGTTGAATATGAGACCGGGTATCAGCTGGACCTGTTCAGCAGCATCATCCCTAAACAGATCCTCAAGCATGTGCCGCTCCAGAGCATTGCGGCAGAACAGGTTTACGCCTCAGCAGTGGCGCAGCCCTTTCAGGGGCGGTTGCTGAAAGAGTGGAGTCAGAAGCTTGAATTGGATCGGCTGGACAAAATCACCAACGCTGTACGCTCCGGTTTCCTCCAGGGCGAAACGGTAGAGCAGATTGTCCGGCGCGTAGCGGGTACGCCGCAGAGAAATCGCGAGGACGGGGTGATCAACACATCCCGTCGCGACCTGGCGGTGGTGACCCGCACCGCGGTGAATCACATGGCCGCCACGGCGCGTCAGGAATTCGCCCAGGCAAATAGCGATATCGTGAAGGCCAAACAGTGGTCCTCAACCCTGGATACGCATACCAGCCAGTGGTGCATCATCCGCGACCGCAAACTCTATACGCTCGATGGCAAGCCGCTGGGGCATGAAATTCCCTACCTACGCGGGCCGGGAAAAATCCATTTTCTATGCAGGTCCTGCGAAATCCTGCTCACGAAGTCGTGGGAAGAATTGCAGATAGCGTCAGGCGAGCTGAGTAGCGCCACACGCGCCTCAATGGACGGCCAAGTACCAGCGCATACCAGCTACGCCGATTGGCTCACCCGGCAGCCATACGCGCGGCAGGAGCAGGTGCTGGGCGTTACCCGCGCCATGATGCTTCGGGACGGCAAAATCACCGTGCCGGAGATGTTCAACGATGCCGGGGAGTTCCTGACCCTGGACGAACTGCGCCGCGTGGATGCATCGGCTTTTGAATAACTGAATAAGGTAATAAAACAATGACTCAACATATTGGCGTGAAGCTCATCAATGCTTACCCGATGACCCGTCTGGCATATAACGACTTTCGTGGTTGGGAGTTACCAAGTGACGAAAACGGAAGTGATGAAGGTTATCTCGTCGAGTATCTGGATGGCGGAAAGCCAAATACCGATCGCTTCAACGGGTATGTGAGCTGGAGTCCGAAAGATGTGTTCGACAAAGCCTACCGACCAGTGGCGGGGCTTAGCTTCGGACTGGCTGTCGAAGCCCTGAAATCAGGCAAGCGTGTCACCCGCGCAGGCTGGAACGGCAAGGGCCTGTGGCTTGAGCTGGTCCAGCAGTCGCCATCTGTGGACCTGCCGTACATTCGTTTAATTTATCCGGTGCCGGGCAATGGTGCTATGCCATACCCAAATGGCGCTCGCGTGCCTTGGGCACCAAGCCAAACCGACGTCTTGGCTGATGACTGGCAAATTCTCTAAACCAGTTGCTTGGGGGGTGGTCTATGCGAGATGACGATTTTCACCATGTGGGCGATGGCCGCGGTAAGCGCCGAGTGTTCGTTAACGGCAACGAGGTCAAACGCTGCATATGGGCGGATGTTAAGCGAGGAATCGCATGCTTCTATCCATATCCACTCCGGGTCCACAAGCGCAAGCGGGATGAGGTCTATTCCCGCAAACTGCGCGGCGTAGTAACCGTCGAATTTATCTAACAGGCTTCCTCCGGGTGGCCTTTTTTATGCCTGCCGCTGAGCGGATGCGACGCGGTGACCGGGTCGGATGACCTATTACCAATGGCCGGAAGGCTGGAGCAAAACAATGAAACTCAAACTCGATGCTAACGGCAATGTGGTCGTTGAAAACGGTATGCCGGTATTCATTCATGACGACGGCAAAGAGATCCCGTTCGATGCGGTCGCAGCGATGAACAAAATCACCTCTCTGAACGGCGAAGCCAAAACTCACCGTGAGGCGAAGGAGCAGGCGGAAGCAAGTCTCGCGAAATTCGCTGGCATCAGCGACCCGACCAAGGCCCTCGAAGCCCTGGAAATGATGACCAAAATCGACCAGAAGAAACTGATCGACGCTGGTGCCGTTGACCAGGTGAAGGCCGAAATCACCAAGGTGTTCCAGCAGCAGCTGGATGAAGCGAACGGCAAAACGAAGCAGCTGGAAACCCAGCTCTACGACGAGATGATCGGCGGCCGCTTCGGTGGTTCGAAATTCATCTCCGAGAAGATGGCGATCCCGGCTGAGTTCGTGCGCTCCCACTTCGGGCAGAACTTCAAAATCGAAGATGGCAAGGTCGTGGCTTACGACGGGCAGGGCAATAAGGTGTTCTCCCGTACCAAGCCCGGCGAACTGGCCAGCTTCGATGAAGCGCTGGAATCTTTGGTCGAGTTGCATCCACAGAAAGACTACATCCTCAAAGCGTCCGGCAACAGCGGCGGTGGCTCTCACCAGTCGCAGCATCAGGCCGGGCAGAAAACCATGAAACGCGGTGCGTTTGATTCCCTGGATAACGCTGGCAAGCAAGCAGCGCTGAAAGACGGCGTCAGCATCGTCGATTAAATCGAAAGGAGCCATAAATGGCAGGCAATACCCTTACTGGTCTGATCCCGACCATCTATACCGCGCTGGACGTAGTGTCCCGCGAGCAAACTGGTTTTATTCCTGCGGTGGCGCGTGACGCGAAAGCGGATGCTGCTGCTAAAGACCAGACCGTACGTGCGCCAGTCGCACCTGCAGCCACCACTGAAGATATTGTCCCTGGTCCGTCAGCGCCTAATTCTGGCGACCAGACCATCGGTGGTGTGGATGTCAAGATCACCAAATCCAAGATGGCCCCGGTGAAATGGAATGGTGAAGAGCAATTGGCTCTGGGCCCGGCTGGTACCTACAACACTATCCTTGCTGACCAGTTCAAGCAGGCTTTCCGCGCACTGGCGAACGAAGTGGATGCAGACCTCGCTGCGCTGTACCTCAACTCCTCCCGTGCTGTTGGCGCGCCGAAGAATACTCCGTTCAGCATCAAAGACGATCTGACTGATGCTGCGTTGGCGCGTCAAATCCTGACCGATAACGGTGCACCGACTACCGATTTGCGTATGGTGCTGGGTGGTGAAGCGATGGCATCCATCCGTGGTAAACAGGCTGTCCTCTTCAAAGCGAACGAAGCGGGAACCGACCAGCTGCTGCGTGAAGGTGTTATCGGTCGCATCATGGGCTTCAACCTCCACGAATCCTTCAGCATCAAGCGTACCGCGAAAAGCGCCGCTGCTGGCTATAAGGTCAATGGCGCGAAGAAAGAGGGCGATATCATCATCGCTATCTCTGCTGGCACCGGCGGTATTGCTGCAGGTACTGCGGTGAAGTTCGCCGGTGATGACAATCAGTATCTGGTCGTTGCGGCTACGTCTTCCACAATCACCATTAGCGCGCCGGGCCTCCGTCAGGATCTGGCAGATCAGGCTGATGTTACCGTGTTGAGCGAATTCGTACCGAACATGGCGTTTGACCGTGGAGCATTCCTGCTGGCAAGCCGTACCCCGGCGATGCCTGAAGGTGGCGATACTGCTGATGACGTCATGAATGTGACCGACCCGGTATCTGGCATCACCTTCCAGGTGGCGTTGTACCGCCAGTACCGCCAGGTGCGTTATGAAGTGGGTCTGGCATGGGGTGTGGCTGCTGTGGCGCCACGTCATTCCGCCATCATCATGGGTTAACCCAGGGGCTTCGGCCCCTTTGTTTTTCAGGAGGCCCAATGGCCGGATTGACCAAAGAGCAGCGCGCGCAGCGTGAGGCTGAAAAGCTTGCGGCGAAGAACGGCGCTGAACATGCTCCTGCCCAGCAGGAACAGCAGCAGGAACAGCAGGGTATTGAGCTGGTGGTCATGGTACGTGACACCCCAGAATTCCCTGGCGGCCCGCTGCGCGCAGATGTTCATCCTGATGAAGTGGATAACTGGCTGGCGCTGGACTGGCGTCTGGAGGAATAAACATGCTGGACGCCGATCCCAACTCTCCAGGCTTCAACAGCTACGCAAGCGTGTCAGACCTGCGGGCATTTGCCGTCGGGCGCGGATATAGCATTCCTGCAGATGATGATGAGTGCGGCCAGATGCTGATGCAGGCAATGGACTTTCTGGAAGGGAAGGCCTGGCGCGGGCAGCGCAGCGTTGCTGCACAGCCGCTATCCTGGCCTCGCTCTGGCGTTCGTTTTGATGGTGTTAACCTGCCGGATGATGCTATTCCACAGCGCGTGGTTGATGCTCAATGTCGCCTGGCTATCGAATCGCAGGAGATTGACCTCACGCCTTCGGTTGCTGGTGGCGGGGCGGTGACGATGGAGCGCGTAGAGGGCGCGGTGACCGTGCAGTACGAGCCGGGAACCAATAAGGCCTCGCCGTCATTCCCCTGGTTCTATTCCTCGCTGCGTGGGCTAGTGGTGGGCGGCAATCAGATCCGCATCGAAAGGGGGTGACATGCCAATCGACTACCGCCGCATGCGCGCGACCGTGACCCGACTGCTGACCGAGAACGGGAAGGCATATCAGCTTACCCGCGGCGGCGGCACCATCCGTGACCAGTTCGGCAAAGAGGTCACCACCCCGGCCATTACCGCGACCGTAACCGGTGTTATCACCGAATACTCCTCCCGCGAAATCGACGGTTCCCTGATCGCCACCGGCGACAAGAAGCTGGCGGCCACTTTCGAGACGGAAGTGCGCATCGATGACCGCATCGAAATCGACGGCAAAAAATGGCGCGTGGTGCAGCCGAATCCGGTTAAGCCTGCCGATGTGCTGATTTCCTACAACATCCAACTGAGGGCGTAACTATGGCAAGTTCTGCTAATCAGCCGTTCCTGGCTGCTATTCAGCTGTTCGTTGATGGCTCAAAGCAGGAGATTGACGAGGCGGTGCGCCGGACGGGTATCAAAATCCTGGGTAGATTGGTGGAGATGTCACCAGTCGGGCAGCCGGAGACCTGGCAAGTGAACCAAACGGCCTCTGCTTATAATACTGCAGTGCGTGAACATAATGCTGCCCTTCGCGATGATCCTGCCAACCTGACCAAATCGGGACGACTAAAGCGCGGTTTGCGTGTAAACGACTCGATGGACATCAAAAAGCCTGAGGGTTATGTCGGTGGTCGGTTCAAGAACAACTGGTATGTTGGGTTCGATAGCCAGCCAACAGAGACGAACGATACCCCGGACGCTTCGGGGCAGGGTTCAAACTCCCGCGGTCTGGCGGTGCTTGAGGTGTTCAGAGTAGGGCAAGTGAGCACGATTTACTTCACTAACAACCTACCATATGCCCAGGCTCTGGAGAACGGACATTCAAACCAGGCGCCCGGCGGTATGGTCGGGTTGACCGCATTGGATGCAGCCCAATATTTCCGCGAGGCAATGAACGAGGTGCGCAATGGCCGGTGACCAGTCCATGCGAATTGCTGAATTGCTGGAGAGCCGGGTGGCGATTATCGCTGAGTCGCTCGGATTGCCGATCGCCTGGCCTAACATCGCTTTTACCCCGCCTGATGATGCCCCTTATGGGCGCGTTTATGTCTTACCAGCGCAAACCGTGGGGCAGGACCTGGAAGGTCAGTTGTGTACATACCAGGGCATTCTCCAGCTCAATATCATTGCACCTGCGGGTAGCGGCGTAACCCAGGCCAGAGGGCTTGCCAAATCCATTGCCGATGCTTTCCCCGAGGGGCTCCCGCTGGTGGATGGAGACCTGGCGGTTTACATCAATGGCCCGCCGCAGGTACGCCAGCCAATACAGAGTGATATCGATATTACGCATCCAGTCAGCATGCAGTACCGATCTGATTACTGACCCGCCACCTGGTGGGTTTTTTATTATCTTTTTTCAGGAGAGTGCTATGGCATTCGCAATCCCTAATGGTTCACGTGTGAACGTGGCCAGGGCATATCAGGCCCCAATTACCTTTACTGCAGCCTCCAATGCAACGGAATGTGAACTGACCACTGCCTCGGCTGCTGGCTTACTGGCGGGCGACGTGGTTCAGGTGAATTCTGGTTGGCTAAAGCTCGATAACATGGTGCTGCGCGTTAAATCAGTCACCACCACCAAAATTGTACTGGAATCCTTCGATACCACAGATACTACGAAGTTTCCTGCTGGTACCGGCGCGGGCACGCTGCGCAAAATAGACTCATGGATCACCATGCCGCAGGTCATGACCTTGTCCACCGAAGGCGGTGACCAGCAGACCATCAGCGTGCAGTTCCTTGAGGATGATAAGGCCCGTACTATTCCAACATTCAAAAACGCAGTGGTTCAGGTCTACACCTTCGCACATGACCCGCTGCTGGCTATCTACAAACGTCTGATCGAGCTGGATGAGTCGAGCGATACGACGGCAATCTGGTTCCACAACCAGCGCGGTAAGGCAGACCGTTACTATTCTGCGAAAGTCTCATTCCAGAAGGTACCAAAGACCGAAATCAACGCCGTAGAAAGCAACGAAGCGCGTATGAACTTCGAATCGGACATGCAGATTTACCCGATCGCCGATTCATCTGTGACGCCGTTGGCGTTCCTGACCGACCTGCCGGCCACCAAGTCCGTTGCCACAGGCGCAGCGCTGGATCTGGCAGTGGTAATGAAGGGCGGCTCAGCACCTTACACCTACGTTTGGAAGAAAGGCAGCACCGCTATTCCGGGCAAAACCGCATCGACGTTCAACATTTCGTCTGTCGCATCCGGTGATGCTGGCGTTTACACCTGTGAAGTCACCGACGCCGCGGGCAAAACCATCACCTCGGCTGCGTGTACTGTCACGGTCAGCTAACCAATCAGGCCCGGTAAGCCGGGCTTTTTTTTGGAGTAACCCATGAGCGGAACAATTGAGATCAGTGAGGTTGGGATGACAGTCAATATGGCTGGTGGCGGGAAAATAGTTATCGGCAATTGGGGTGATGGCCCAGTAAATACGGCAGCCGCTCGGCCGCCCCTTACCCCGGAAGAGGAGCTTTACGGTCGTGGGCTCTGTCTCCTGCCTGATGGATGGGAAGATCTAAGCGGTGATGGACACTGGCAACATCAACTCACTGAATCTTTGCGTCAACTTTGGCCGTCGTTCAGCAGGGAACAGAAGATGGCTATCGCTTACTCCATCAGCGAACTGTCAGATGAGCTGACGAACATCGCATACGAAGCTTCCTGGTAATAACACATCTGCGCATCGCACGCGCACATCGAAGAAAGTCTTTCAGCTGTGAGCCTGGGCAAACCGTTAACTTTCGGCGGCATTGCCGTGCGACAGGCTCACGCCTAAAAGGAAATAAATCATGGGTCAGAAAATTATTACGTTGTCCGGTGCGGCGACTGATGTTCTGTATGCGCTGTTTTTCCGTGGTGCGCTGCAAAGTGGCGAGCTGCCATCTAAATCTGGTGCAGCACAGCTTCGCGAGCTGGGGTTGGCTGAAACCCGACTCACAGCAACAGCCTATGGGAAGGTAAATCATTTTACGTTCCTGACTGCTGAAGGGCAGGAGTTTGCTATTAAGCACCTGGTCAATACGCGCTTTGGTGAGACGGTGAAGCAGGAATACTACTCCCCGCTCGGGGTTGAGCTTGAATGCGCTCAAAAGGCGCTCGATGAAATTTGTGAAGAGATTCGCAGCAGCAAAGCATTTGAAAAGTTGATAAACGGAACGCCGATTCACTGTCAGGTGCATATTACCGATACGATGATTGGTGATGCCGCAGTGTCTGCCAACTATAGCGTAAAGATGAACGTGAACCACGGCGGCAAACTGCACGTTGCTGGCATGGCCGTCTGCATTGAAGGTGACCAGCGCAAGGTCGTGTTTGAGGCTGACCGCTTTAAGCTGAATGAAGCCGCTCAATCAGCCAGCAATAATGAAGAGACGGCCTTCAATGATGGTCTGGCTTTTGGTGGTTTCCCTGGGGCAATTAGTCATGATGGAGCTAATCCCGCTGATGGCAATAATGCCACCAAAACCAGCCTCAATGATGAGATGTGCGAAGCCATTATCTCCGCCGTACGCGAAAGCGATTTGTTCGCAGCCCTCCAGGCAAAGATTGATGCGCAAACAGCTTCAGTAGTTGGCTTGCAACAGGCGATACACGAAGCGGTGAACGATGCTCTCCTCAATGCGCTGAAGCCAGGCGGTCTGCTGTACAAACGATAACACCCCCATCACGCACTCGAATATTCAACCCGCTACGGCGGGTTTTTCTTTTCTAAGGAACCGAAATGACCAAATTTTCTCTGATCCCCAACCCAACTTTTTCTGTGACCGCGAACATTCCACGCGCTGGTGCCGAAGACGGCAAGCTGACGTTCACTTTCCGCCATAAGACGCTGGAAGAGCTGCGCTCTATGGATGAAAAGCTGCAAAAGTCGGCTGAAGGTAAAAAGGCTGCTATCGAGCCGCAGGCCGACTACCTCATGGAAATTGTCGAGGGGTGGGCACTACCTGACGAGTTCACCCGCGACAACGTTATTGTCCTTCTTCAGAACTACCCGCGCGCGTTCGACAGCATCGGTCTGGCATACACCAAAGAGCTGATGGGTATCCGCGAAAAAAACTGAGGCAGGTCGCCGCAGCATTGTATACGCCGGGACCGACGCTCGCGGAGCTGAGCGCTTTTGGTTTGACGCCTGAGGACGTGGAGGAAGAGGTGGGGATCCTGCCCTCGGTGTGGAGGTCCTTCACCATCTTCTCTTCCCTGGCGACCCAGTGGCGAGTCGGCGCGAGCGGGGCGACCGGCCTTGATTACAACGTTCTCCCCTGGATGTTCGAGTTACACGGGGTTGAGGATGCGGCGGCCTGCATGGCTGACCTTCAAATTATGGAAAGCGAGGCTCTCAAGGTAATGCATAAGGAGACGAAATAATGACAGACCAGATCGCCTCGATTACTTTGCGGGCCGATGTTTCTGACCTGAAAACAGCCAGCAACGAACTGGATAAACTCGGCCAGGCGGCGGCCGGTGCTGTAGATAAAGCAGATGATCTGAATAGCGTGTTTCGCGCTGGCGCTGAATCTGCGAAGCAAGGCAGCGAAGGACTCAAGGAGCAGCAGAACGCGCTCAAAGGGCTGCTGGAGAATATCGACCCGGTTACCAAGGCCTTAAACCGCCTGGATGAGCAGCAAGAATCGCTGCGGAAATTCCAGGCCAAAGGTTTCCTGGATACCGATACCTTTCAGGCATACAACAAAATCCTGGATGACACCCGCCTCAAGCTGACCGACACCGGAGAAGCCGCGGCGCGTGCTCAGGCCGAATTAGCCGCTACCCAGGCGGCAGAGAAGCAGTCCGCAGCGTTAAAGAACCTTCTTGGATCCATCGACCCGACTATCCGCGCGTTCAATTCGTTGGATGAACAGCACGCACAGCTGGTGGCACATTTCGAAGCTGGGCGCATTAACGGTGCTCAGTTCGAGCACTTCAACACAATCCTTAACCAGACGCGTGAGCGCCTCTCTGGTGTCGCTGACGTACTACCAGAGGCGCTATCCCGGCAGGAAGCTGCTGCCCGGCGCGCTGGAATCTCCGTTGGTCAGTACAGCGCAGCAATGCGCACGCTTCCGGCGCAATTCACCGATATCGCCACGCAGCTGGCTGGCGGTCAGTCGCCGTTCCTGATTCTGCTGCAACAGGGCGGGCAGATTAAAGACCAGTTCGGCTCGGTTCAGGGGGCGCTGTCCGGCGTCGGCGAATACATCCGCAGCATGGCTGGGATGATTAACCCTACCACAATCGCACTTGGTGGGCTGATTGGCACGATCGGCCTGCTGGCTGCCGCAGCGTATAACTCCTCGGAGCAATTTGAGCAGGTGGCACGCTCTGTCATCATGATGGGTGGGGCTGGCTTCTCCTCAATGCAGCAGCTCAACCAGGCCGCTGAGGAAGTGGCTGGCAAGACGAATACATCGATTAGCTCCACCGTCGATACGCTGGTTACGTTGAATGATACTGGCAAATATACCGCAAGCCAGATGAAGCAGGTCGCAACGACCATCACCCTCATGGGTAAGGCCGGAAATGATACCAAAGCGGCAATAAGCGACTTCGGAAAGATTGTCAGCGATCCGGTTAAAGGGCTTGCCAGCCTCAATGAACAATATGGTTTCGTTGATGAAGCCATGATCAAGCACATTATCCAGCTACGTAAGCAGAAGGGTGAGCAGGCGGCTGTTACCGAAGCTATTGAGCTGTTTGCAGGCGTCATGGCAAAGCGCGCAGAGGAGACCAACAAAGCGACCGATAATATCGGTCAAACGTGGGAAAACCTTAAAAAGAGCGCTTCTGACACCTTTGGCGATATAGGTATTACCGTGCGCGCATGGGGAAACCAGATCATTGATATTTTCGAACTGGTTAAATCCTCGATCAAAGACTTGTTCCTCAATATCACCTCTCTGGACGCCAAGTTCACCAGCACCATCGCTGGCTGGGCAGACAAAATCCCGGGTGGCGGTGCGCTGGCTAATTTCCTCGGCATGGACGTTGAGGCAATGAAAAAGGCTGGAGCGGAGGCGGACAAAGAGATTGAGGCGAACAAAAAACGCTATAACGAGCTTTGGAAGCGCGTCACTGCGCCTAACGCACAGGCAAACTATGAGGCTGAAGCGCGAGGGTCTAACGTAAAAGGTGATGGAGGAACAAGTCGAGAATCAAGAGACGCAGTCTCGAAGCTTGCACAAGACTCAGCCAAAAAGACCAAAGAGGCAAAAGCCACGCTGGATGCTGGCGATCGCACTCTTGAGAACTACCGCGCCCAGGCCAGAACGTTAACTGAAACACTCGAAACGTTGCGCAAGACTGGGGAGACTCAGGTCAGATATACCGAATTCAGCAAACAGCAATCTCGCTTTGCTGAATTGGATGAGGCTGCCAAAACACGCGCGCTGACCGCCCAGGAGAAATCTCTACTGTCGAGCCGTGAGGCCATTCTGAACGCCGCCAAGGTGGTGGATCAGAAGAACAAGGAAGTAGAGGCGCAGCAGAAGATTAACGGCCTGGCGCAGCAGGCGAATAAATACGTCACGCAGATGTCGGAAAAAACCGATGCATTGCGTGATAGTGCAGGTCTCAGCAGTCGGCAAACGCAGCGCATGATGGAAGAGGCGCAGCTTCGCCAGGGCTGGCTCAACGGTGGCGGTAAGCTTGACGATGCCGGTTATAAAAAAGAACTGGCGGCTCTCAGGAAATATTATGCCGAAGAGGACAAATTACGGGGCGACTGGAAAGCAGGTGCGGTAAGTGGCTGGAATGAATATCTCGACGCTGCTACCAATACATACGACGCCGTTAAGAACGTTGCCAGCTCCACTTTGACAGGATTGTCCGACATGCTAACCGAACTCATGACAACCGGCACTGCGTCGGTTAAAGAGTTTGGCAAATCCATGCTCAAGATGATCCTTGATGTGACGAACCGCCTCATGGTGGCCTATGCGGTGCAGGCGGCAATGGGGTGGATAAGTGGCTCTTCAAATCCTCAAGGTGGCGGTATCGGCAGTCCAGATTTCGTCGGGCCAGTCAGGAATGCTAAGGGTGGTGTCTACGAATCAGCGGGCCTTCACCAGTATGTGAACGGTGTCTATGATTCCCCGCAATACTTCTCCTTCCAGGGGGCCTCTAAGTTTGCCAAGGGCGGCGTCTTTGGAGAGGCAGGGCCGGAAGCTATTATGCCGTTAGCTAAAGATTCAGCAGGGCGGTTGGGTGTGCGTGCCCAAGGCGCTGGTGGTTCCGGACATCAAATCAACGTTGATATTTATGTCGATAACAAAGGTAACGCGACTGCAAATACCAGCGGTGGTGGTGACGCGGCTGCTCGCGCGCTGGCTGATCGTGTGAAGCAGTATGTCCAAGAAGGCATCGTCAGAGCAATCAGAGATGATGGAGCGATTGGTGGCCGCTTTGTGAAAAAGTAATATCATAGAGTTGCGTTACATTCTCACATCCCCTGGTTATTATGAGGAAAACCATAGTGATCAGGGGATGATAATGCTTAAAAAGATATTGAAGAAGATTCTCAAAACCATCGGGATGCTTATTCTTCTTATCGTTGTGGTCGGCATTGCTGCTGTAGTTAATAAGCCAACTGAGGCGGAAAAGAAACAAAAGGAAGCCAAAGAGTTATCTGACAAGAAACTGGATGAACTTCGGGGGGCGTGTGAGGCCTACGTTAGAATGTCGGTCATCAACAAAAGCACTCTGGATATGTCTGTGTTTGGCGCAAAAAGGTGGCAGAGTAATGACGGGAAGTTCTACGCAACTCAGGAATTTAGTGCCAAGAACAAATTTGGGCTTGAGCAGAAATTCAGAGCTATATGCATCGAAGATAAAAATGGGAAGACTGATTACCGCCTTGAAGAAATGAATGGAAGTTAAACCAAAATGGTTTGATGACCTTCCCTCCCATGCTTTCAACCAATATTAAGCCTCGCATACGCGGGGCTTTTTTATATCTGTAGCCGAGAGGCAGGAGAACGTTATGGAAATGACTGTAGGATTCCCTGAAATGGGTTCGCGATTTGAATCTGTAAGCTTCGATCCCGATTTAGAAATTAAAATGATAAAGACTGTCAGAACCAAAATTACAGTTTGCAAGCTGGAGCAAATCAATGCGCCTCATGAACTGGTGTTTATCTATCAGGAGGATTTCAATCCAGGCAGCTCTTTTGCCGAAGTCGAAGCACGCGCCAAAGAATATGCCAGTAAGGCAATTGCCGGATTGAAAACCCCGGCTTAACCGGGGCAAAGCATTATTTGATGCGATGGTAGATGTTATCAGCCCTGGCGTACAATTTGGATACCGCCTCGGCACGACCTTGCTCTTGCATCGTCATTTTTGATGTATCTCCACCGTAGGCCTTCGTCATATACTCAGTAACGCGCTTGCGAAAAGCTCCAGCATCACCTGATTCGACAGTGGCAACAGCTAATAAAAACGCTAAGGCTTCATCCTGCTGGTCTTCTTTGTTAAAGCTCATCATAAACTCCTGTTATACCGAGGCCATCAGCCGCACCGTCGGCAATTAATGCGCCAGTGCCCACCACTGGCGGGCTGAATCCACAACATAACCAGGTATTTTGATTTGTAACATCCTGATATTCAGACAGTAGCCACCTTCGGGTGGCTTTTTTTATGGAGCAAATATGGCAGTTGAAACATACAGCTGGCGCTCGCAGCTCGGTGCTGGGGCGATTGAATATAGTCAAACGGTGCGCGCTGCGCAGTTCGGTGATGGCTATGAGCAGGTGGCCGAGAACGGCATCAACTCCACGGCGATCCAGGTGCCAATGAAACACGTTGGCAGTGAGTCTGAGGTAAACGCAGTGCGCGACTTCCTCCTGGCTCATACCGTGAAGGCCTTCATCATCACGCCGCCGGGAGAAGAGAAGGGGCTTTATCGGGTAGTCGCCGATTCCGTACGGAAAAATCAGATCAGCAGCAAGTTTGCTGAATTGACGTTCACCATCAAACGGGCTTACGGAGTGTATGCATAATGGCATTAGTCGATCAGGCGGCGATGCTGGCACCGGGTGGCAGAGTACGCCTGGTTGAAGTTGACGCCTCAGAGTTCAGTGGCGGTATTCACCGTTTCCACTACGCACCTTTCCCCCATACACCGGAAGAGATCGACGCTGCCAATGGTGATGAAGAAAAGCTCGGACCAAAGCCAATCGTATTCGGTGGCAATACCTACGATTTTTGGCCGTTTCAGGTAGCAGGCCTGGAGCTTTCAACAGACCAGGCGGCGGAGCCGTCTCTCAGCGTCTCAAACCTCGACGGTCATATCACGGCGCTGTGCCTCCAATTTAAGGACATGGTTAACGCCAGGGTGAGCATTATCGATACCTATGCGGTCTATCTCGATGCTGTGAATTACCCTGGTGGCGCAAACCCTACAGCTGATTCGTCAATGTTCACACTTCAGACCTTCTGGCTTGACACCAAAACCTCCGAAGACGACGAGGTAGTTACCTGGTCACTCAGTAGCCCCGCAGACTTGCAGGGGCTTGTTATCCCAACCAGACAAATCACCTCGCTCTGCGAATGGGCGCTACGCGGGCAGTACCGGAGCGGCGATGGATGCACCTACAACGGCACGGCGTATTTTGATGCGAAGGGTAATCCTGTCGCTGACCCGGCGCTGGATGTGTGCGGCGGCTGCCTGAGTGACTGCCGTAAGCGGTTTGGTGCCGGGCTGGCAGAGCCTAATACCGCGACCCTTGATTTTGGGGGCTATCCAGCCACCGTGCTTTTTTCCAGATAACCGGACGTACCAATGAATAAAACCATAATGGCAGCTATCCGGGCGCATGCACTGGATGAATCCCCGCGCGAGAGCTGCGGATTCGTTATTCAGTCTGGCCGTCGCCAGCGCTATATTCCTGTACCAAACACTCACGAAAATCCAACAGAGCATTTCCGCATCGATGGCGAGCATTGGGCGAACGCCGAAGATATCGGGACGATTGTGCGCGTCATCCATTCCCATCCTGGCGATGGAGCAAGGCCGATTCCATCCGATCTGGATCGCCAGCAATGCAACAACTCCGGCGTGGTCTGGGGTATTTACGCGCCGGATAGCGACGAATACGCTGAGATAATGCCGGAGGCGGTACCCCTTATCGGGCGTCCGTTTATCCTGGGCTCAAATGACTGCTGGGGACTGGTAATGGATTGGCATGCCACCCAAGGCGTGAAGCTTAACGATTTCCGCGTCGATTACCCATGGTGGGAAAGCCAGTACCCGGACAACCTGTATTTCGACAACTGGGAGCGGGAAGGGTTTGTCGAATGCGACCCGTCGCCAGGCTGTATGGTCATCATGCAGGTTGAATCCAGTAAGTGGAACCACGCGGGGATCATTACCGAGGAAGGTGAACTGCTTCACCATCTGTACGGGCAGCCATCCTGCATCACGCCGTATGCGCGCGGTTATTTCAAAGACAGGACGATGATCTGCGTCCGTCACAAAGAGCTACCGCAGGAGATTCAGCCATGGCGCGTTTAACCACGATTCGATTGTACGGTGTGCTGGGAGCCCGGTTTGGCCGTGTTCACAGGCTGGCGGTGCAGACATCAGCTGAGGCGGTAAAGGCGCTTTGCATCAACCTGGACGGGCTGGAAAGCTATCTTCTGAACGCCAAAAAGAATGGCATGACGTTCGCGGTGTTTCGCGGCAGGCGCAACATTGGCGCGGATGATTTTAAGAACCTGGCCGGAAGCACCGATATTCGCATAGCACCAGTGATGGAAGGGGCAAAAAAAGCTGGTTTGTTCCAGACGATATTGGGTGCTGTCATGGTTGTGGCGGGCATCGTCGTCACGGGCATGACGTTCTTTTCAGCAGGTGTCATTGGCGCGGGAATGGTCTCCGCTGGTATCGGAATGATGGCTGGAGGAATTTACCAGATGCTTTCGCCCCAGCCCAAAGGACTACAGGGGCGAGACGATCCTGACAATAAACCATCATATGCCTTCGGTGGCTCGGTGAATACCCTTGCGATGGGTAACCCGGTCGCGCTTCTTTATGGTGAGCGCGAGATTGGCGGCGCCATCATCAGTGCCGGCATAGTCGCAGAAGACATCTAAAACTCCTTTCTGAATATCAAGCACCCAATTGGGTGCTTTTTTTATGGATGTAATATGGAAGCGATCACTGGTGCAAAGGGTGGCAGCCAGAAGCAGCACACACCTGTAGAACAGCCCGATTCGGCTCAGTCAATGGCGCGCTGCCGCATGCTGCTGGCGCTCGGGGAGGGGGAGTTTGCTGGTGGCCTGGATGCGACCCGGATATTCCTGGACGGTACGCCGTTGGGAAACCCCGACGGAACGATGAATTTTGAAAATGTGTCATGGGATTTCCGGCCTGGCACACAGACCCAGACACCAATACCGGGATTCCCTGCAGTCGAGAATGAAACTACGGTTGGGGTATCGCTGACAAAGGCCACACCATGGACCCGCGCACTGAGTAACACCCAGATTGACGCGGTGCTGGTTCGTATTGGCATCCCTGGGTTACAGCAGCAGGAAAACGATGGGGATATTGTCGGCACTACGGTTCAGTACCATATTGATCTGGCGGTGGACGGTGGCGCTTACTCGACAGTCATGACGAAAACCGTCACAGAGAAGCTCAGCTCGCTCTATGAACTAACCCACCGTATTAATCTTCCCAAAGCCAGCACTGGCTGGCAAATTCGAGTGGTGCGTGACACCGATGACAGCACCAGCCAGATGCTGCAGAACAAAACGCAGGTGCAAGCGATTACTGAAGTGATCGATGCTCGCCTGCGATATCCACACACAGCGCTGCTGTACGTGTCCTTTAACGCAAAGTCATTCAACAACATCCCTAAGATTTCCTGCATGCCGAAGGGGCGCATCATCCGAATCCCTTCGAACTATGATCCAATAGCGCGGACTTATAGCGGAACATGGGACGGGACGTTTAAATGGGGCTGGACGAATAACCCGGCGTGGATTTGGTTCGATGTTCTGACTGAGCCGCGCTTCGGCCTTGGGCGCCGCGTGACGCCAGAAATGCTCGATAAGTGGGAGCTCTATCGCATCGCCCAGCGCTGCGACCAGAAGGTACCCGACGGGAAAGGCGGAAGCGGTACCGAGCCACGCTTCATGTTTGACGTTTACATCCAGTCCCAGGCTGATGCCTGGCAGGTGATTAAAGATATTGCCGCGGGCTTCAACGGAATGACTTTCTGGGGCAACAACATGTTCAATGTTGTCTCTGACATGCCGGCGGACACTACGAAGTTGCAGATCCTCACTCGCGCATCAGTGGTGGGTAAGCCGGTGTACTCGAGTGGCAGTGAGAAAAACCGATTCTCCAGCGCGCTGATTAACTTCAGCGATCCGGATAACCACTACCAGGACCGCACCACGGCAGTGATGTTTCCGGAACTGGTAAGGCAGTTCAAGTTTAAGCAGACACAAATCACTGCGATCGGTTGTACGCGTGAGAGCGAGGCGCAGCGGCGTGGCGGGTGGGCGGTGTATTCCAACTCCCTTGACCGCATTATCACGCTTCAGACTGGACTTGATGGCTTTGTATTCGTGCCGGGCACCGTATTTGCGTTTGCAGATGAACGCCTGTCAGGGCGCGTTTACGGCGGGCGTATCACCGGGTATAACGCTGGTCTTAAGGCCGTGACCATTGACCGGGGCACCAGTGCGGTGGCGGGCGATACGCTGATGATTCGCACCCAGGGCGGTACCGTTGAAAGCCGGGTGATACAGGCCGTAAATGGCACGCAGCTGATCCTGTCCACGCCGTTCACGGCGGCGCCATTACCTAATGCCGTATTCGTCATTGATGCTGGTCAGCTGCGCCTGCAGTATTTCCGGGTAACGAACCTAAAATTTGATGATGAGGAAAACACCTTCACCATTACCGGTGCGGAGTATAACGCGTCGAAATACGACGCCGTTGATAACAACGCTCGCCTCGATACTCCTCCGATAAGCCTGATTCCGACCGGGCTAGTTAACCAGCCGACCAACATCGTGGTATCGAGCTATGATGCGGTTCGCCAGGGGCAACGCGTGGCCACGCTAACCGCCTCGTGGGATGCGCCAATTGATAAAGACGGCAAACTGCAGTCGGACGTAATAGCGTACCGGGCACAGTGGAAGCGCGGAAATAACGAATGGGTAAACGTGCCTGAAACCGGGTTACGAAATATCGAAGTGCCTGGCATTTTCGAGGGCGATTACCTTGTGCGCGTCCGTGCGATTAACTCTGGGGGAGCGTCCAGCCTTTGGGCCACGTCTGCGTTGACCCATCTTACCGGCCGCACCGGTGAAGTGCCCAAACCTGTCGGACTAACAGCAACAGAGGATGTTGTATTTGGGATCAACATTACATGGGGTTTCCCCGCAGATACCGCCGACACCCTGAGCACGGAACTGCAATACAGCGCTTCAGTCGATGGGGCAAATCCAATGCTTTTGGCGTCGGTGCCGTATCCTCAGAAACTCTATCAGCAGATGGGGCTGAAGGCAGGGCAGGAATTCTGGTACCGGGCACGGCTGGTTGACCGCATCGGGAATCAGAGCGACTGGACAGACTGGGTGCGCGGGCAGGCCAGCATCGATGTTTCCGATATCACCGATGCAATCCTGGAGGACATGAAAGGCTCCGATACGTTCAAAGATCTGATCGAGAACGCGGTGGACAGCAACGAAAAAATTGCTGGCATGGCTGACGAAATTAAAAACCATGCCGACGAACTCGAGCAGCAGGCGAAAGACATCCTGGAGAACGCTGACGGGCTGGCTCAGGCCGAAGTGAAGATCGACGAGATTTCTGTGTCGATGGACGGCATGACGGGAGGAGTGAAGAACTCGGCAATCGCGATTATTCAGAATGGGCTGGCGCAGGTGGTAAGCCGTCGCTCGCAGACCGCCACGAACGCCGGGAACAGTGCCAGTATAGACAGAGTGGATACTACGATTGCCGATACCAGCCAGGCGGTCGCACGCGCGCTGGTCACACTGGATGCAGAAGCTGGTGGCAATATCTCTAACTCAACGGACCTGACAGAAACTCTTGCTGATTTCACCCAGGCTTCGGCAACAAAAATCAACACTCTGACTGTTAAATCAGGCGAAAACAGTGCAGCGATAAACGTCAACGCACAGGCTATAGCAGATGTAAACGGTAACCTCAGCGCGATGTATAACATCAAGGTGGGGGTGTCCAGTAACGGGCAGTATTACGCTGCCGGGATGGGTATTGGGGTTCAAAATACACCCTCCGGCATGCAGTCACAGGTAATCTTCCTGGCAGACCGTTTCGCCGTGACTACTATGGTCGGCGGGACTGTAACACTGCCGTTCGTTATCCAGAATGGCCAGGCCATTATCAGGGATACAGTCATTGGCGACGGGACCATAAGCAATGCAAAAATTGGCAATTACATCCAGTCGAACAATTATGTTGCCGGCTCTGTTGGCTGGAAACTGGATAAGTCCGGGACGTTTGAGAACTACGGTTCGACAGCTGGGGAGGGAGCCATGAAGCAGACCAACCAGACAATCAGCGTCAAGGATGGCAACAACGTTCTGAGAGTGCAGGTTGGCCGATTAACGGGGGTGTTCTGATATGGCTTATGGAATACAGACCTGGGATGCTTCGGGAAACCCCAACAACTACGGAATCAAGCCCGTTTCCGTTGTTGGACGTATACAACTTGCCGCCGGACAAAACTCCGGCAGCTGGTCTTTCACTGTACCCTCAGGAATGAAGGTCGGTTTTGCGCTCTCACTTGATGAAGGAGGTAACAGCGTAGGGAGGAGCATTGTCGCGTCAGGGAACACAATAACCGTAACCGCAGCCTCTTCTGTGGGCCTGGGTAATTACCCGGCCTCTAAATGTGAGGTGGTCGTTTTCATGGAGAAAGCATAATGGCCGAATTTGGCGCGATGATATTAATGGATAACGGGAATCCCTTTGTAACGCCACAATCAACGCCTTTCTGTCTTTACGGGAAGTATACCTTCAATTCATCCGCGAATGGCAGTTCTCAGCAGGTTGCTCAAAATATCGCTTTAAACGCTGATTACCCAGTGATGGTTTTTATCAAAACCACCAATACAGCACAGCCCACTCCGGTTATGTCTTACAGGAACGGCGGTAATGTGTATGTTGCTGGTGTTAATCCCTACAACCAAAGTTTCACTTTAACGGCGTACGTTTTTGCCATATTCCCGCAGATATTACCGAAATGGGGTTTGGCAATATGGGATGCGAGCGGAAAGCTTGTGTTAACTAATGAGTCCCGTGTGCTATCAGACCTGCAGACGGTTGGCACGCCTGGTGCAAACGGCGGGATAAATATTGACCAGACGCTGAGCGGGTCATGGGCCGTTGCACCTGCTCAGTTGGGTCAGACCATCATTGTGAATAATTCAACCCAGCCTCCGACTATCTACACGATAAATGCTTATTCTTCATGCAGGTTTGACGGGGCCAATACGAGGATAAACGCAGGGGGGACCTCCACTGGGGCAGGTTCACCTGGAGGGGGAACGAATACTGGCATTTCATTAACCGCCATAAATACAGCGGCCTATGATTGATTGATCGTTTTTAGCGATCAATAACATAATATTGATCTATCCAATCAATTATACCCACCAGAATTGTATTGGTATCGTCTAAGATACTGAATTCCTCTGGATACTATCAAAATGAGAAAACTGATTATCTGCATGGCAGGCGCTGTCATGCTTACAGGATGCGCTGGCGTAATTGAGAAACAGGAACCAGTTTGCAGCGGCACTGCAATCGTTGGCGGTCAGGAAACTACGGTTCAGATTTACGGTGTGCGTAAACAAAACAACCAGACGCAGTACCGGGCTGGATATCCTTTCAGCTGGCGCTGGGTAAGTGCGAATACATTTACCGAAACAACCTGCAAATAACCCACTACGCTTAAACATAAACCTCGCTCCGGCGGGGTTTTTTTATTGCCTGGAGAAAATATGCTTTATAACACCGGCACCATCGCCATTAATGGAAATACCGCCACCGGGACGGGCACAAACTGGACGGCACCGGCCAGCCAGGTTCGCGCTGGGCAGACAATTATCGTGATGTCTAACCCGGTGCAGCTGTTCCAGATTTCATCCGTGAACAGCGCCACGTCAATGACGATTACGCCTGCAGCTTCTCCGGCGCTGAGCGGCCAGAAATACGCCATTCTGGTGTCAGACATTATCTCCGTCGACGGACTGGCCCAGGCAATGTCGCAGCTCATCAAAGAATATGACGAGAATATTGGCGCGTGGGAGACGTTCGCCACCACCTCAGCAAACCAAAGCATCACAGTTACCATCAACGGCACCGCCGTAACCATCCCAGGCATCGGTAAACTTGCGCAGAAAGGGAGCAACGGTGCGCTTGCTGTTGCAGACGGCGGGACCGGGGCAACGACTGCAGCAGACGCTCGCACAAACCTCGGTTTGGTAGATAGCAAAGGTGTGGTACCTGTCAGCTTAGGTGGGACGGGTGCCAACTCAGCTAAAGATGCAAGGAATAGCCTGCAAATAGTTGAGCAAGTTTTTACTGGGACAACCAATAACAAAAACTGGAATAGCACCACTGATATGCCTGATGCCTCTCCCAACTACGGTGGTTCTGGCATCTATGGCCGCCAGTTTGATGACGGAAATGGTGCGGGGGAAGGCTCACCTTCGAAAAGCATAGGGGAATCGCTAATTAACTATTATGGAGTGGCATTGAATGTTGGGGCTGGGTTGTTCAATGCCCAATGCGTAATCACTCAAAAGGGAATCGCAGGGCGAACTAAATATGCAGCTGGCAATTATTCCGATTGGTTTGCAGTCTATACCACCATCAATACAACTCGTGCCAGCGATGGCACTCTAAAAGCCGCATCGCCGGTGTTAAAGATGTTTTCGGATGGTACATACCAGACTAACGATGAATCAGAAGGCTGCACTGTAACCCGTCTTGCCGTCGGTGAATATCTGGTTGAAGGATGTGAGGGAATGAACTCAGACGCAGCCTGGGGCGGCATCGATGGCGGTTTTGATATCCCCACCGACCGCAACAAGCAGCCGCTCATCTGGCTGGATTACGAAGTTAATGCGGACGGTTCTGTGCTGGTGAAAACCTATCACCGTACACACCCGGAAGCACCGGCGTTCGCCAGGAACGAGCTACAGGGTATCAATGATGGCGACCCGGTCGATATCCCCCGTGACCAGTTTGTGTCCGTGCGTGTCGAAATGCCTGCCGATTCTTTATACAACCATAGAATGAGAGCTACTGAGCTCTCCATGACTGACGATGAAGGTGAATAAAGGTCGGTTTAGGAAGTAGTGCGACAAAGGATGTCGGAACTGCGGCAGGGAATGTTATGCAGGTGGGAGCTTTTGGGGTTGGTGCTGTTCTCCAAAATAAGCCCACAGATGCCAGTTCATCCTTCATCAGTGATGCTGATGGCAATACTCTGTGGGCTCCTACGAATGGCTGTGGGTTTCAGAGTTCCTACACCGGGCAGCGAATTGCGCAGCTGTGGATTACTTACGGTAGTGCGGTATTCAGCCGTTTTCTAACAACCACTGACCCTCAAACACCAAAATCATCAGCGCCGTGGGCGCAGCTGCAGTCTGCAGGTACATCGGACATAAATTTCAAGAAGGTTACTGGAGAACTTAATTTAGAAGTGTCTCTGGCCAACATCGTGGCAATGGATTTTAAGACCTTCTACTACCTTGCTGATGAAGAGAAAACGATACGCCGAGGTGTTGTTGCTCAGGAACTGGAAAAGATAGATCCGCAATATGTTCACTCGGCTGAGGAGTCGGGGAAAATGACCCTAGACCTCAACCCTCTTGTGCTCGATGCGCTGGCGGCAATCAAAGCGCTGACAATCCGTGTGAAGGGACTAGAGAAACGGGTGGTGGATTAGGTAGCCGATGGGCTGCAAAGTTCACGCAGTTCTCTTTCTAAGCTTCTGACACGCTCGGCAAGCTCCTTTATCGCCTCCACATACAGGGCACTCATTGCACTGTAGTCCACGGTTTTGAGAGCGGTAATTTCTTCTCCAGCAGGTGTTGTGCCGGTGCCGTCAGAACTCACAGCAACCGGCAGAACCTGCTCCAGTTCCTGGGCGATAATGCCTGCGCTTCGTACCGTCGCTGATTCGGTGAGCTGAATGCCGAATGTGTAGCCCGTCAGGGTACAAATCTTCTCCAGAGCGTTACTGACGGGCTCTTTGTCAAACTTAACTCGTTCGTCAGAGGTCTGGTTTACCGAAATACAGGTGAACCGGCCAGATGATTCAAACGAAAAATTATAGCCATTCGCGCCACCGTTATCGTTGCTGTCCGGTCTGAGTAGGATCATACCGTCCTTAGGTGCATAGATTACCCCGCGCGATGCATTCCCACCGACCCCGTAAAACCACAGGTGCGCATTCTGCGTATCGCTGGAAGCCCATATGTTTGACGACGTGGTTGCTCTTAGTGTGCCATCGGCGCTGATGCTGTTTTGGCAGTTAATTGGATTACGGAACTCGAAACTGTCTCCGATAAACACGTATTTTCCTGCATAAAATGTAAAGTCCCCTTTGCCATTAGCTCCATTGGAATTGCCACCGCAAAGGATGCGCGCGTCATAGTCATTCGAGCCAAGAAAATGGAAGTCAACGAAGCTGGCTGAAGAGGGCTTTTTGGCTCCGATTTCAAGGCTGCCGAAGTTGGGTGTAACTGTATCTCCCAAACCGACGTTTAATAGATTGCCACGGGCCGGCCTGGCCGATAACTTCACCTGATTTTTTTGCAGAAATAACTGGGTGAAAAATATACAAATTGGCTATGTAAGGGTGTCAACAAATGACCAAAATACGGATCTTCAGCGGCAAGCGCTCGAACGCGCAGGATGTGAACAAATTTTCGAAGAAAAAATGAGCGGAACGGTAGCAAACCGGCCAGCACTAAAAAAGCTTCTCAAGGCATTAAATGAGGGGGATGAACTGGTGGTCTGGAAGCTGGACAGGATAGGCCGCAACGTTCTGCATGCGCTGTTGATGTTTCAAAATCTGCACGAAAAAGGTGTTAATTTTCGGAGTATTACAGATGGCGTAGACCTGAAAACAGCAAGTGGTCGCTATAATTTCCGTAATATTCTTTCTGCTGCGCAGTATGAATCTGATCTTAATAGCGAACGTACCTTAGCAGGGCTGGCCGTAGCCAGGGCAAAATGGCGAGTTGGTGGTCGCAGGCCTAAGTTCACGGATGAGCAATGGCGGGAAATGGGGGAGCGGATGGCAACCGGTGAATCACGACAAAGCGTATCAAAAACGTATGGAGTAGGGCTCTCAACTCTGTATAAAAAGTTTCCAGCTAGCTGA